AAGAGGTCGTTTTCAGCCATGCCGAAGCCGTCGCCGACATGGCAGCCGCACATCGGGCAGGCTTCATCGTCATGCTCATTCTCTGATTCGTCGTGGCCACATTGATTTCCAAGGTAGCCGCAGTCGAAGCACGACCAGAGATCTTCGAGCAGGCTGCGTAGTTTTTCGAGTTCGCTCATGGGCGGGCTCCGGGGGTTAGGGATGAAATGCTCCGGGTTTCAGCAAGAGCAAGAGAAGTTGAAACCATTCCAGTCGATGCTTGTGCCGAGATAGATTTCCGCTCGCCTCTTCAATTCGTCGGCGTCGTCAAGTTCAGCTAATCCGTGAAGGTCGCTGCCATGCGCGAACAACTCGCCAGACCGCAAGCCGTCAATCAGCGTCGAAAACGCCTTCTCACCCTCTTCGTATGGATTCATGCGGTTCGCATAGAAGCGGAGCCATTGCTCGGCGTCAGTCTTGTCGCCTTTCGGCTTCGCCTCCCGTAACGCCTTCGCCGGTGCCTCAAATCCGCGCTCTTCCAAGTAGTCAGCCGCGATACCAAACTCTTCCGGACTGGCCTCGCTATTGAGAGTCGCCATGCCGTGCGGAGCTGATGGTAGCTTTGCGAACGCCGGATGCGTCCAGTCGTGCCGTAGGCTCGTCACAGTGTTCGGATAGAGGCACAGGTAGAACGTCTGTCCGGCCCGCACTGTGGCTGTCAGGAACGGGTCCACGATGCCGATGTTCTTCTCGGCATGTTTGCTCACGCGGTTTCCCTCCAGAAACCCTACGTGTTCTCCGGGTTCCAAATTCTCGCCTGCCACGACCGGAGCCAAGGCGACATGCACCGCGTCCCGTTCCGCTTCGCCCTCGACGATCGCCCCAAGTTTTACCGTTTCGCTCATTTCGCTTCTCCTGTTTTCTTCTGTTTCAACTGGTTCAGGAATTCGGCCATCTTCTCGACTCTCGCCTGAAGCTCCCCGATCTTGGCCCGGTCGAGCTCGCGGTCTGCTTTCATGGAATGAATCGTGTCCTCGGCAGCCAGCAGCCTCTTCCCGAGATCCTCATTGTCGGCCAAGGCCAGGTGAATCGCGTGGGTTGCTCCGCGGACATCCTTGTGCAGTTCCTGGTACTGCTGGTTCCACCAGGCCAAAGTGAATTGGTCCGGCTTCTCGGCTTGGCGCTTCTGGAAGTCTTCGGACATGCTCATGCTTCGATGCCTTTGAAGTATTTTCGCAGCCTTGGGGAGTGAGACATCGAAGCCATCCAGTCACGGTCAAACCGCGCCGCCGGCCGGTCGTGCGTCTCGGCCTTCACCTGGACGGAGATTTGCGTCCAGCCACAGCGGTAGAGTTCCCGCAGCTTCCGGCGAATTCCCCACTTGGAGATCCTCCGGTAGGCCACTCGCCAGCGATCTAGCTCGCAATCCCAAGTGCTGATTTTGTAGGTGTGACGCTTCACTTCCCATCCTCCTCGAACAGCTTCCCCTGTCCTGTTTCCAGAAGCTCCTTGTCCACCTCCCGCTCCAGCTTCTTCGCCGCTTCCAGCAGGGTGTTGTCTCGGGTGCGGAAGTATTCCTTCTGCGCCCAACGCAGGTGCGTTACCAGGGATCGAAATTCCTTGTAGTTCATGGATCACCATTGAAGGGCTGAAGCCATCACGAATCGCATTTCTTCCCAGCCGGCCTTCCGCAATGACTCTGGGTTGTCCAGTCCAGCTTTGATGAGGGCCAGTCTCGCCATCTCTGCGTCCCGCTTCCGAGCAAACTTCGTGGGGATCAGCAGCCACTCGTCGTGGTGGAGTTCCACCCCGTTGCTCTTGATGAAACCGGCATGAGTCAAAATCTCGACACGGTAGCCTACTTCCCCGTCGTCGAAGTCCGAGTACATCGGAGCTTCGGCACACGTTCCGAAATCCACTCTCAGATTGTCGGCCATAGCAGAGTCAACTCCGGCGTGAAACGCAAAGAAACCTAAACCCCGCGAGTTATTTGGTAAGCTGCCGCAACTGTTGGTTCTTCACCAACCCAACCGGCGAACCGGTTCCTCCAGCTTCAATCATGCACCTTGCCTACGGCTTTCCCGCTTGCTGTAGGTGACTGATTTGTTCGCTCCCCGCTTAGAGCCGCAGCCGTCGGTGGGGGAGCCAAGTACCTTTTGCCCAACTGGGGGTTATAGGTCGAGCAACTACTCTTTCGCCGCCCTCAGCTTCTTCACCTTGATCTCGTCCTCGTCAACGTGAGTCAGAATCACCATGAACCCATCGAACTTGTACGTTTCGAGGCTGTGATCCTTCATCACGCTGATCAGCTTCTGCTTCAGTTTGACCTCCTGCTCTCCGGCCTCAATCCGCTGGTCGCGGAAGTCCGCGTAGGCAGAGGCGGCCCGTTCAATCGCCGGAATCCGCTCCTCGGCGGTTCCGTCGATGTACGTCTGGGACTCCTTCGGAACTTTGATCTTCTTCTTCGCCATAACATGCTTCTCCTAAATAAGTGCTTATGGGCCTTAAGGTTAAAACGCTGAATGTTGCCTCTCCTGGGGCTCTTCCAGGTAATTTCCGCCGTGATTCCCCTTCTCAATCGTGAACGGGAAGATATGCCCTACCCTCTGCCCACCGTCAGAAGTTCCATAGCGGGGCATCTGGTATCTCTTGCCTGAAACGCTTACTGAGCTTGGAATCCTGTACTCCGGCGTCCCCTGCCGCTTGCAGAGACCGTTGAAGATCCCACAGCACTGCCGCCAGGTTCGACCGGACTTCCCCGCGATATAGAGGGCACGCACCATCAGAACCTCGGCCGAACAGACCTTGATCGGGGCCTTCTCCTTGGCCTTGACCTCGGCGAGCTCCTTCCCATCGAATTCCAGCCCCTGCCCGCGTCGTTCCGCGGAAGACGGTTCGTAGCCGCACTGCCGGCACTTCCCCCCTCGGTAGATCGCCTGACACTTGGGGCATTCGATCGTCGGGCGGGTCTTGTGATCACCGGGGTTCTTCTCGGAACGGTCCAAACTCCATGGCGGGTCATCCTCGAAGAAACCGTGTCTGAGGATGTTTCCCCCGTGGTCGAGCACCAGGCAGTCGACCTTCTCAGGGTGGATCCGGCTTCCGCGGCCGATCATCTGGCGATATCTGACGACGCTTCCAACGGCCACGCACAACTGGATGCAGCCGATTCGCGGAATATCTGTTCCCCGCTCGATCACCTGGACGTTGCAAATGTAATCGAGCTTCCCGTGGTTCAGATCCCAGAACATCGCTCGGCGCACGGGGTCGTCGGTGTCCCCGTCCACGTAGGCCACCTTGAGACCGGCGGCTGTGAGTTGTTCCAGGGCGTCCTGGGCGTGTGAACGGCGCGGGAAGAACCCGACCGTGGGGCGACCGTCTGCGAACTTCTTCCAGTCCCTCACCAGATCGCCGGACATCCCTTCCATCGCGGCCGCTTCGCTGTCCTTGGTGAACTCATCCCCCCGCTTCACGAGCAGGCCGAGCTTCCCCTGAACCCCTTTGAAGTAGCGGAAGGGACTGAGGAACTTGTTCTCGATCAGCCACTGGGTCGTCGGCCCGAGCACGATTTCCTTGTAAACGTCCGCCAGTCCCTTCGCTTGGGGCGTCGCGGAGAGGCCGATCACGTAAGCGGGGTGCTGGCCGAGGGCTTCTCGCTTCTGGTCGTGGTACTTCAGGAATCGGGCCAGCTTATCGTGGTGTGAGTGGCACTCGTCGAACACGATCAGGTCAAAGGTAATGTCGGTGTGGTACTGGTCGTCCTCGATGAACCAACTGAGCATCGTGTCGATCGAGGCGACCTGAATTCGGTGGCCGTAGGCGGCGTCTCGACCGCTCATAATGATTCCATGCGGGAGCTTGGGGTCTTCCAGGAAGGAATCGGAGGCGTTGTCCACCAGGCCGCGGCGATGAACGCAGAACAGGCTTCGGCCGGTCTGATTCGGAAGTGGAGCCCGGTTCGCCGCAGTCCCCAGAATCCACTTCGAGCAGCGAGTCTTCCCGAAACCGGGGTTCGCACAGAGAATCACCCGACCGTGCGCCGCCAGGGCGGCGCGGGTGCGGTCGCGGAGGTCTTCCTGGTGTTTCCACAAGTCCGGTAAGGCTATCACATCGGTTCTCCGTCGTGGGGGCCATACTTGGCGGTCGCACGCATCGCCGCATCAATGCGAGCCAGCGTTTTCTCGGCAGCCTCATGGTCGTTAGCCGATGGGGTCGTGTCTCGGTAGCAGCGGCAAATCGTCGGAACCATCACACCTATTGCTCGCCGGAGCATCCGCACATCGTCAGCCGCAGTGCCGCCCTTCAGTGCTGCAAGCTCTGCGGTGATTCGCTGGTTTGCGTCCCTGGTTTCCAGCCACTTGCCTTGCTCGTCCTGATTCCGCCAGCGTTCCTTGTCCCTCTCGCTTATGGCCTCTGCCCGCTCGGCGGCGACGCGGCTGAGGCGGTCCCCAAGCACCCGCTTGTCATCGAGCAGGCCATCCCGCTCCTTCTTGTACTGGTCGCGGTCAAGTTCACCAGCAATCGCACGCCGCATTATGCTGCGAATCTGGTACGCCTCTTCGGGAACTGCTTGGCTGATGGCAGCGAGGGCCTTGATTGCCATCTCGGTTTCGGCCAGAGCGGCAGGCAGGTCCATCTTCAATTCGTCGTCAGTGAGCTTAATCATTTTTGCAGTCCTTCCGCCTTGGCAATCGCGGCCCTGACGATGTTGCTGGCGTTCGTCAGTTCTTTCTGCCGAACCTCCCAGGTTGCTTGGCAAATCGCGTCATCGGCAACTCGCAACGCAGCCAGCATGTCCGGCGCAGCGGCCATCAACTTGGCGTTGGCTCTGGCCTGTTTGTAGGTAATCGCGTCCCCGTCGTCTTCCTCCGTTTTGTCGCCAGGAAAGCAGGTGGCGATGATGATGGGGGAGCCTTCGCTCGGAATCTCATAGGCGAGGGCGATGTCGGTGTCTTCGCCCATTGCCGATTCGACGCACCACGGGCCGGGGGTGTGTTTCATTTCCATGATTGGGCGCTTTTCAGAAGAGTCTTACACAGATCAATCGCCGTCTTATGAGTACCCGCCTTGGGGCAGAGTTGATTCAGGTCGCCGAACGCCCGCATCAGGGCCTCGACCGTCTTAACCGTCTTCGAGCGAAGCGTTCCAACGTGATCCTTTTGCTCCTCGATCTGGACATCAGCCACTTCGCCCCACGGATGATGGCACTTGGCGCAGGTGAATCCGAATTCGTCCTGAACCCACTTTTTCCCAGTGCAACAGGGACATGTCCCAGTCCCCGGCTTGTCCTTGCCACTCCTCGGCGGCCGGGGATCCGTTCCTTGGGCCTCATTGCCCTGTGTATCCGTTCGTTCATCCTCTCCTCGTGAATCAAAGCCGAATGGGTCGAAGTCCAGCGGAAGATCAGCGGCCTCGCCGGGTTCCGGGGCGGTCGAAGCAGGGGTTGTAGCTGACGACGTAGACACTTCGCCGCCGGACCTCCCCTTCTCGCTGATTGAATCGTCCACCTTGTCACTGGAGTAGGACAATGTCCTATTCTTGTCCAGAACCGAAGGCTTGCGGTCTGCGACGATACGCCTTACTGTCCTTGGGTTTACGCCAGATTTCTCAGCAACGTCCGCCTGAGTCATCTTGGGCTGGTTGTCTAAAAGCCACTCGACGCATGACCTTTTGTCGGCTCGGCTCATTCGCAGGCCGTGGCGGTCGTTCGCGGTCATTCCGAAGATGCGGGCGTCGATGGCTGTTCCCTTGTGAACTCGGCAGGGAATGGAGGCCCGCTTCGCCCTCTTCGCCCCGAGTGTCCGGTGGAAGCCGTCGGCCACGAGGTAATCGCTGCCGTCGTGGAACACGTCGATCTCGTCGAAGGGCCACTGCTTTGAGCCTTCGACTATTTCAGAGTAGTCCTCGACGACCTCTTCGTTGATCGCCAGTCGGCTTTGAGTTCCGGCGTCGATTCGGAGCAGGTCAACTGGGAGCGATTTGGTTTCCATTATCAACTCCAAACAAGGGAGGCCCGGCTGGGTTTGCACGAAACCAGTGCGGCAGAGCCGCGCAGAATTTCCCCAGCCGGGCTTTACACTTGTGCGGGAATCATTCTGGTTTCGTGCATGTGGAGAATCTACTCTTCCAGCGGGTCGTCTGTCAAGCGCTTCGACCCATATTTCTGAATGTCGTCCCAAACTTCCTGCCGGTGAACTGGGATGTTCGATGGAGCGACGATCGCTAGCCGAACTGCGTTCGATTTAATACTGACGACTGTGATCTTCACGTCGTCGCCTAGCATGATTGATTCATTCCTCTTTCGACTCAGAACTAACATTGGCTGTCTCCCTTCATCCTTGCCACCGCGGCTTGTAATCGGGCCGCGTAACCGATTTACCATCGTCTTCGATCTTCCACTCAAGCATTTGGACCGCGCCTTCCACGATGTCAGTCAGTTGCCTCACGTCGAATCCGTTGGCGCAGTCCTCCAGCCGAACAATCTGGTAGTTCACGAGTATCTTCCCTTCCTCTGGGAAGGGGAATCGCGTTTCCGCGTACATCTGAATCTCGGTTCCATCGACGCTTTGGATGGCTCTCACGCGAAACCGTTCGCGGTCGAAAGTCGCCAAGTGAATGGCCTTGTTCACCCAGTCCAGTAATCGCTCGATGTTCATGTTCTCATCCTTTCAACGGCTGCATCCAGCCGCGCTTTATAACCGATTCGCATATCCACGAGCTCATCCCGTGTGAACGTCTTCGACTGGGTTTTAAGCCGCTCTAATCGCTCGACCGCTTCGGGCCGGACTTCGAGCATCCAGTGTCTGAAGTGCTGTGGTTCCCCGCTCCGATAGTAATTACAGGCCGAACACTGAGGGGCCACGTTGTCCTCTTCAAACAGAATCGAGTTACACCTCGACGCGAGGAAATGGCCGCAGTGGATTCCCTTTATGCCGCTGTCCCACGCTTTGACGGTTCCGCAGGTGACGCAGGCGCAATCGCCCTCGCTTCGGAAGCTCTGGCCGATATCGCCGTTAATGATGGTTGTCGTGAACCCCTCGGGCATGGCCCCGGCTTCCGCCCGAATCATCTCCTGGAATACGGGCGCAACGAACTTCCGGCTGTACGTTCCAAGCTGATATTGCTTGGCGCAATCAAGCATCCGCTCGCGGGCGTTCTGGGATCTCTGTTCGGGGGTCAGCTTGGGCATGGGGCCTTCATTTGTGCTTTCCTCAAATGAAACAACCTCGGGCGGGTGAAAGCATGGCCAGCGCAGATAGCGCGGACATTCCGCCCGAGGTTGCGTGTTCGTGGAGCCATGCTTTCAAGGGCGATCATATCAGATTCGCGTGGTAGTTGGAACCTCAAGGCTGTCAACTAAGGTCACGAGTTTGCGAGTGACTTCGGCTTTGGGCTCGAACGCGATGAGAGACTCGCGCTGCCTGGGTTTCAGTCGCTCGTCCCCAGTCTTGGCCGCTGCGATTGCGGCTTCGACCGTCCCGAACATCTTCACGATGTCAGCCGCCCCCTTCTCTCCGATCCCTGGCGCTCCTTTGATTCCGTCTGTTGCATCACCCATCAGGCATTGGAAGGCAACCCATTGGGACGGAGGAATCCCGGTTTTATCGGTGTGGGTCTTGGCGCTGAGCCACTTGTATTCTGGCAGGGAGTCGCCGCTCGTTTCGTCCGTGGTCCATTCCACGTCTAGGAGCATGTTGCACTTCTCGGAAAGACTCGACCGGCAGTCTTTGTCTTGCGTCAGAAGCGTTACACGGCCCTGGAACTGCTTCGCGTAGGAAGCCATCACATCATCCGCCTCAAACCCTTCCAAGCCCACACAAGCGAAGCCAGCCCCCTTCAGGAGGTCATAGACGAGGTTCAATTGCTGAACCAGTTCGGGGTCCTTCGGGGGTCTATCCTTGTACTTATCCTCCCAGTCCTTCGTGAACTCCTTGCGGTGATTCGACTTAGAGTCGAAACAGCAGGCGCAATCTGTCAGTCCCTTCTCTTTGAGCCGGTTCACCGTCCTCTGAACCCACGTCGCCACGCTGACCGCGGCTTCGACGCCGGCGCCCGAGAACCAGAAGCGGTGTAGGAAATAGTTGACGTCGATCGCCAGGAGCCACCTGGGGCCCCCGTTTGACTTCTCCTCTTTGGCCGCTTGGCGTGATTCATCAGTGGTCTGCCCCTGATCGACCATCGCGGCCAGGCGGTTCAGGCGATCGGGCTTGGAAGCGACCTGCATGTACTGGGAATAGGTTGCTTCGGCCTCGCGGTCCTCAAACTTGGGATAAGCTCGGCAGACGCCGGCGGCGCGGGAGAGCAGGCCAGGGGAAACCCATTCCGGCCAGATTTGGGTATGGGTGTCAGGCCACTTCGCCTCGGCGAAGCGGGCGAGGTCCCCAATCTGAAACATAATGTCCCGCTGGACTTCGATCAACTCTGACCCCCAGCGCTCGGCCTCCTCGCGGGTCATGTTGGAGCAATCGAGGAATCGCTTTCTGAGTCGGCTCACGGCTGTTCCTTAGTATGGGCATACAATGCCGTATTTAATCGCAGCGTCGCGCATCCTGCCGTGGGCGCGGGCTTCGATTTGGCGAATCCGCTCCTTCGTAACCCCAACTTCTCTGGCGACTTCCTCTAAGGTGTCTTCCTCGCATCGCCGCTTAACAATCAGGCGTTCCCGATAGGTCAAATGCTTCATGAGCTTTGCAATCGTCTCCCGGCATTCGGAGTGATAGACAGCCTCTTCCAGAAATGAATCGTCTTGAACGAGGCTGTCTTCACGAAGCGGCTTCCTTGCCTCTGCCCATTTGATTTGAGCGAACATCCACTGAGCCATGACGGCATGGATCGAGGTGCCGCAGTAGGTCAGGACCTTTCCTTTGCGTGAGTCGTGGGTGAGAAGGCTCTTGCAGAGATGCACGGCTCCAAGCTGCATTGCATCGCCGACCTGCGCAAATCGGTAGCGACGGAATCGACGAGTGCCCATGACAATCCACGGCCAATGGCGAAGCGCGTCCAAGTCATCACGAGCGACTTTGGCAATCCGCTTGCTGACGTAATCGTGACTCATTCGTTCCTCTCATTTACCTGTTTCACAGTGATTCCATCGCCCCATACAAGGAGCATAATTCCAAGAACTGATCGCGGGTCGTTCCCCTGAACCGTCGTCAGGAGCTTGCCGCGGGCGTCGTGGACTTCGTAGATATTGAGCTTTGCCAGGAGTTCATCAGGTGTTTCGGTCATACTCGGCTCTCCTCTACTTCAGCCATGGCCACGGCAATCAGGCCGCGAACCAGCATTGTCAGCGTCAGGACGTTGGCGAGCAGGGCCTCGGTGTCACCGATCTTCGTGTTGATGATCTCGCGCTCCAGGGCGTTGGCTCGGTCGCGGATTTCTAATAGTGGGTGTTTCACAAATCGCTCCTTGGGTATTCCTCTGAGGCAATCAGGATCATTTCGATGCAGGACCATAGTAATTCAGCCATCGGTTCCTCACTCAAAGGGTACATCCGAACTAACGCCACCAGGTTCTTTAGTCTCGGCGATCCGCTTCGTGCAGCGTTCCAAAGCGTCATGCGTCCAGGTCGAGGCGTCAGCCATTGGGAATTCGCCCACAACTGACGTGACGAAGCGCGTGAAGCCCTCGGCCAGTTCCTTCTTGTTCTTCTGATCGGGGGCGAATTTCGCCTGCCAGACCTTCTTGAGTTGGTTGAGCTCGGCGGGCTTGACTTCCGGCTCCTCGCCCTTGGGAAGCGCCCAAGCTGGCAAGCCGGGGGCCTTCCAGTAGTATTCGACGCCATCCTTGGTCTTGGCCTTGTTCCAAACTCGGGAACCCTTCTGGTTCTCTTCGGAAGTCTCGGCGAAGGTTTCATCCAGGTAATAGAGATAGCGGCCAATGCCCCACTGAGCGCCGGCCCGCTTCATGGCCCCGCTAAAGCCGCCCTTGGCCGGCTCGACTGCGGTAGGTTCGCACACGTCCCATTTCGTGATCCACTCCCCTTCAATCTTGATGGAGATTCCGCCCGCGAACGCGCCGGACTTGCCCACCTCAATCATCCGCGGCTCCTCGTTCCGCCAGTTCTCGGGGCCAACGACCTCATCGAGCCGCTTCATGATCGCCCTGGCCGTGATGTAAGCCACAACCAGGCAGTAGATTCCCTTCCCTCCTCGGCCGGCGTGGGAGACTCGCCACTCAATGTCTTCGTCGGGGAAGGGGTCAGCTAGTTTTGATAGGTTCATTTAAGCAGCTCCTTGTGGTCCAGGGCATCCCATTGCGAGCCAAGCACACTGGTCGCATAGGACAACTCCGCCATCGAAAAACCATGCGTCTTCTTCGTACACGTTGACGGAACAGTTGCAGCAAGAGCCGATCGGCTCCAGTTCGCGCTCGTACTGGTCCCAATCGTCGAAACGATCTTCGTGGCTCGGTACTTGTTCGTGGTCGCTCATGGCTTGCTAATTGGGACATCGCGTAGACGTGCCATCGCCGCGGCAAACACTTGGTCCGCCTGCTGGCCACGATAATGTATGTGGTTGTCGCCGTATGACCGGCAGGCTGCGAAGCCAGCGTCAAAGATTTCGCGCTCAGTCGGTTCGTGGTCGATGTTTGGCGTGCGAATCACCCCAACTTCCAGGGCATCGCGGTCGTCATCGGCTTGCGAGTGCAGGAATCGCGCGAGCATCCAAGCATCCTTGTGGTGGGCGACATCGGCAAGGCTTTCCTGCCACTTCTGCGTTGATGGTCGCTCGATTGCATCCATCGTGCAATAGACGGCCAGTTTCGATTCCCCAGCCTCTACGCGGCGAATCCTTTCTGCCGCGGCCATCAGTTCCTTTCCCATTTAAGCGGCCTCCACCAAGTAAGAAAGGCAGCGCGACACGACGCCGCTTGCCCATGTGATTTCCAGCCCTGGCGAAACGCCGCGCGCCGGGTCGCCTGCCAGAATCGCGGTAACGTGCCCGCGCTCTAATACGGCCGCGTCAAGGGCTCGCTTGGCCCCTGATTTCATAGGCTCCCGCCCGCAGCGGTTCCAATAGTCTCGCTTGTCCTGAATGACTCGGCCGGAGTGCTTCACCCGCTGACCTACTGTGAATTGCATGGCATTTCTCCAATCGTCGGCCTTCGGTCGAATCACACCCGGATTCGTGCAGCCCTCGCCACCGTGCAGGCAGCCGACTAAGAGGGCCTGCCCCTGGTTAACCTCGTGGGGCGCGAGGGGGTGAACTATTCGGCGGCAGTTGAATCGTGCAGGATGTAAATGCTGTCGTGCTTCTTCCGCGTCGGCACGTATTCCAGGGTAATTCCGATGGTCTTAGCGATGTCCTCGACGCACCGCATACCGCAGCCCCCGTCAATACTTGGAACTGTGTGACGCTTCGTGGGGTGCTTGCTGCTGGCGGAATAGATCGCTTGATAGCGCTCAAGTCCAAGGCTCTTTCCAGCGGCCTCAGCCTCGCCCACAGTCATTCCCTTGGCCTCGCCGCCGATTGTTCGATCACTGGCGTCAATACCGATGACAGCATCAGCAGGATCATAGTTTGGGTCGTGGTAGGTCAGACCGTAGAAGTAGCGGCCTTCGTCGATTCGCTCGCCCATGTCCGTTGTCCCCAGTTCACCGCCGCACACCGGGCAAGTCTCATTTACCCATCGTTCATACGTTGGCAATTCGGCTGGCTTCTTGTCGTCGATCAAGGCAGTCATGTACTCTTCGTGACACTGGCCCCGGCAAATCTGCCGATGGTTTGAATTCCAGTGGGACTGCTTGGGCATGTCGCTCTTTTTGAGTCCAAGCAGTCGATTGGCATAATGGGAGGCGATAAATGAGCCATAGCAGGTTCCCTTCATGTCGTACCCGCCACCATTGCAGCGGGCCACCTTGCGGCCATTCAGGTACAAAGTGCAGATGTTGTAGCCGTAGGTATCGCGCCCTCGACTCACTGACCAGCGGAATTCTAATGTCGTAGTCATCGTTTCACCCTCTAAACAGCTATTCGGGAGCCGTTCACCCGTTTACCTCACCCGAAGCAAAGCACCCGCGCCGGTTTGGACCCGGTTACACTTTCGCGGGCGAACCTCTTAGTACACGAACCCGTTGACCTCGGCGACTTCCAAAGCCTGCTCGAAGCAGCGAGCGAAAGCGGACGGATTCGGGGCGATGGTCAAGCCCGCGGTGCTGACGATCATCTTGAGGTTATCGCGGCTCATGCCGGTCGTTCCTTCACGCTTCAACTCGCGGACCTTCGCCCGGATGCTCTTGGCGAGGGTGTGAACCGAATCAGACCAGTCCGTGAGATAGGCTCGCGGGAGTCCTTCGGCATACTCAAGGCCAGCAGTCGCAAATTCACGTTCGAGATTGGTCATCGTTTCATTCTCCTAATTCCCCACCCGGTTCAACTCACCCGGCTGAACTCACGACACGCACAACTATAGACGGCTGGCGGGATGCAAGTCAATCAGATAATCCGCACATTTATACGGATTGTGTCCTAAGTCCAAGCAGGATAAGGAGAAGAAAATTTTACTCGGCCTGCGGTTTTGCTCGCTTCGCAGCCCTGGCCGCGGTTAGTCTGCGGCCCATTTCCGCTCGTGCTTCCGGCGACATATCGCGGGCCTCGCGGGCTCGCGCCATGGTCGCGCGGCGTTCCTCGGCTGATTTCCCCTTCCAGCGTAATCGGGCCAGATCGGCAGCGGCTTTAGATGGCATGAGGCTATTGTAGTGCGGTCCATCAGGAGTGCAAGCCATTTCGCCCCACTATTGAGATTCCACCCCGATTCACCCTATAATCCCCTCAACCGACGCTCTAGGATGCCACCAGAATCGTTCCGACGGCCTCACTCGACCTAGATCACCTGCCACACAGGACGCAGCACAGCCGCCACAGCCATGATCGAGCCACAACCACAAGCAGAACCACAAACAGGGCAGGGGAGCGTTCCTGATGCCGCTACTGCGGTTGTAGCGGCCAAGCCGAGCCCTCCCTTGATGGCGTTTGGCGTCCCTTTGGCCCGCGGACCGAACGGAAAACTCTACAATCCCGCGAAGGGTCCACCTCCGCCGCAAGGGGGGAAAAGCGAAGCGAGTGCGCTTTTGGAATCTCCGCCTAAGCCAGCACAGGACAACGAGTTACAGCCGAGAGAGCGGGGAATCAAGGGGCTTGACGTTATTCCGAAGGACTGGCCGCAGCTTCCAGGGAGCGTAAGTCTAGGCGTGGAAGTGAGTTGGGTTCAAGAGAACCGGCTCGCTGTCGTGAAGGAATTGCCAAGCGGCGCCGTAAAGGTTGATCTGACAAAGGCTTACGGCCCAGCACCAAGCCGAAGCGCATTGAGCTGGCTGGAAACGTCGATTCGAAGTTACGCCAAGTTCATCGAGGTGGCCAGCAAGCAGGCTTCGAGCGGGCAGGATGAAGCGGAATTCGTTCGCAGGGAGAGGATGCAACTGGGGGAGATAAGGGCGCTGTTAGAGGAGATGAAGGACGCAGGGAAGGGGAAGGACTGACGCACGCGCTCGACCTCGCCGGGATTCGATCCAGTCGGTGCCACCTCGACGGGGACCCTAACGGATTATCCCTGTAACCGAAATGTGCTAAAGCCCTGTTAAGACGGCACTTGACCCATCAGGGATAACCGGCTATGCTTCGTCGATGCCGCTCAAGACCGCAAAACCTGTATCTGCTGGCGACCGCTTTGGGCGGTTGGTAGTTCAGCGGGAACTGGATCAGGTGAAGACTCCGAACGGGACGATAGTTCGGATGGTGGAGTGCAAGTGCGACTGCGGGTTCTCTAAGGTTTTCCGGCTTCCGGCTCTCAGGAATGGTCGGACGAAATCGTGTGGATGCTTGGCGAAGGAGATGGCGGTCGAGCGAGGCCACAAGTTTGGCGGGCATGTGACTCACGGAGAAAGCGGGACGCCTGAATATCGCGTCTGGCTGGCGATGAAGGCGAGATGCCTGGATCTTGAAAACGAGCGGTACGGAGGCCGCGGAATTACCTTTTGCGAGCGGTGGAGATCGTTCCTGGCATTTTTGGAGGACATGGGCAGGAGGCCGTCCGATCTCCACTCGATTGACCGGGAGGACAACGACGGGAGTTATGAGCCTGGAAATTGTCGTTGGGCGACAGTCGAGGTCCAGGCCAACAACCGGAGCAACAACATCAGGCTTGAGATTGACGGAATCGTGATGAGCGTGGGCGAGTGCGTCTCAGAATTTGGAATTTCGTCAGCGGTAATTTATCGTCGCCTGAAGCGAGGAGCGTCTGCGGAGGACGCCGTGAAGCCGGTGGCCAGCAAGCACAGTTCCGACCCGTTTTATCGAACGCCGATGTCGAAGCGGGATGCGGAGTGGTATCGTGAGTACGAACGAAGGGAAAAAGAGGCAGTCTGATGGGCAAAACCACACCGGTCAGGATGCCTGGTCTTACCCTTCATGCGAGGAGTCGATTTGATGAACGATTCCCGGCGTTTTCTGCGGACGCTGAATTGGCATCCTCGGTGCTTTGGCGGAAGCTGCGGAATGGGGAGAGGTATTTGAGGTCTCCGTGCGGGGCGGTGTTTGTTCAGGACGGTCTTGCCATTTCCACGACGCTGACGATGGAACAGGCGATGGGTACACTTTCACGCCAGCAGAACGTAGTGAGGTAGTGATGAGCGATCCACGATGGCGAGCGGAAGACGAGTTTGAAACGGACGAGAACGAAAGGCCATTGTTGGCCCACGAGAAGCTGATCGGCGAGCTTCGGGACAGGGTGAAGTGGTTGGAGGGTGAGAACGAACGTCTGAGGGGGGCTTTGTCTGCCGCGGCGTTTCGGGTGGCGTATTCTGTGGGGTGTGATGGGTTTGTGATGGAAGGAGCGGACATAGACGGATGACAATTACTCACGCTTTCAGCTTTGGCGGTGGGGTTCAATCGACCGCCTGCCTTGTTCTGGCCGCGACTGGCAGGCTGCCGGAATACAAGCATTTCGTCATGGCGGACGTGGGGGAGGACTCAGAGAACCCGGCGACTCTGGATTACTTGGAACAGGTCGCCAAGCCCTACGCCGAGAAGCATGGGTTATCGCTGGTCGTCATTCCGCGTCTGAAGCGAGATGGCACGCAAGAGACGCTCCTGGGCAGATTGACCAAACACGGTTCAAGGTCGCTGCCAATTCCTGTTCGCATGAGCGAGACTGGAGCACCTGGTACAAGGAGCTGCACCGCCGACTTCAAAATCAAAGTGCTGGCGAAGTGGTCGAAGGCGAACGGAGCGACCGAAGAGCATCCGATGATTGTCGGCATCGGCATCAGCACGGATGAAGCAAGCCGGGCGAGGTCGGATAGCGGCATCCCGCACCAGATTCTCGACTACCCGCTTATCCGCTTATCCGCTTGGGGCTGAGTCGTGGCGCTTGCATGAACATCATCGAGGCCGCTGGCCTGCCGGTCGCTCCAAAATCGTCTTGCTGGTTCTGCCCGCTGCATACTATTCGCTTCTGGATTGAACAGAGACGGACGCGGCCAAAGCTATTTGAGAAATCGTGCCAACTGGAAGAGCTGTTGAATGACCGTCGTCTTTCCCTCGGGAAAGACCCGGTTTACTTCTGCTCTCGTCTCAAGCCGTTACGCGAGGCCATCAAGGACGACAAAAACCTTCGCCTGTTCGCGGACGAAGAGTGGGAGTATTCGTGCGGCCCTTACGTCTGTGCCGGAAAGTAGCCCCATGACCCCCTTCTACGACCTCTACCCAAAAGACCCAGCGGAGAATCTCGAATGGCGGTATGCCTGCCGTCAGCGGGCGATTACGGATTTGAGATTTCGGAAGGCGCTCATCGACGCCTGCATGACGGACCTGCTCTTCTTCATGGGATTTGCCTGTTGGTCCTACGAACCGCGGGCGAAGGTGAAGGTGAGGCCGTTCATTCCCTGGCCCCATCAGGAACCGGTATTCCTGGCGATTGACAAGGCGATTGACGATTCTGGGGAAGAGAAGACCATCGACGTCATCGTGGATAAGAGCCGGGCACAGGGTGGAACTTACGGGTATTTGTGGGTGGATTTGAGGAGATGGCTCAGGGACCCGATGTTCTCGGCGGGTTTCGTGACGCGGAACGAATCACTGGTGGATTCCAAGACGGACTCGAGCACGGTTCTCTGGAAGGTGGCCTGGGCGATTGAAAAGCTCCCCTTCTGGCTGGTCCCCGACGGATGGGATCCTCAGAAGCACCGGAATCTTGGTCAGCATACGTTCCTGAACCCGGCCAACGGCGCGCTGCTCTCTGGTTACGCGGCCGGTCAGGACGTGGCGGCAGGTGGACGGGCGACGGTTTTCACGATTGACGAGGCCGGAGCTCGGGACTTCATCGCCGGCGGGAAGGACTACGCGGTCCAGGAATCCCTGCATGACGTGTCGAACTGCATTCGAATGGTCTCGGCCCGCTATGCCGATGCGGGGGTGTTCCACGACGCCTGCGAGAACCCTGATACGGCGAAGAACAGCGTTCATCTGGTTTTGGACTGGAAGGACAACCCGATTCACGGGAAGAATTCCTACCAGATTATCAATGAGAAGCCGGTCGCCCGGAAGCAGGTCGACCAGCCGGCCGTCGACGCCTATCACCGGGAGAATCCGGACCTGCGCAGTCGACTTGAGAGGAAGGGGTTCAAGTTCGAAGGCCGGGTCCGGTCCCCCTGGTACGACATGCGGTGTCTCCGTCCGACGTCGACCCCGAGACTAATCGCTTCGCAGCTCGACCGGGACCCCCGCGGGGCCGTCGGGAAGGTGTTCACCACGGAACTTCTGGATAAGGCGAAGAAGAGCTGCCGAGCTCCGATCTGGCAGGGGACGCCCATATTCGACTCAGAAGATTTGGAATTGACTGGACTTCTTCCCCGGAGTGACGGAGCCCTGAAGCTCTGGTTCCGGCCTGGTGCTGATGACTCTCCTCCACTCGGGCCGTTCACGGTAGGTTGTGACATGGCTTCGGGAAGTGACGGGGCTTACTCCTCAAACTCGGTGGCCTCGATTCTGGACGATCGAACGGGGGAACAGGTCGGGGAGTACACGGTGAAGGGGATGCCGCTGATTAAGTTTGCCCGGGTCGTGGTGGGGCTGTGTCTGTGGCTGCGGAAGGCGCGGCTGGGGTGGGAGGATTCGGGGATGTCTGGGCCCTTTGCGAAGGAGATCATGGAGGTCATCTACTATGGGAACGTGTTCTACCGGGACGTGCCTGAGATCGGCATGAAGCGGAAGTCTCGGAAGGCCGGCTGGGGGAACCGGACGAACGAGGACAAGGCGAACCTCTTCGAGCAGATGGCGCTGGGGATGGAGACCGGGAAGCTGATTCTGCGGAGCGATGAACTGATTAAGGAGTGCGGCGAGTACGAATGGGAGGACGGGAAGATCATTCACGCGCCCACGAAGAACCACGCGGCGAAGGAAGTGAACCATGGCGATCGGTGCATAGCTGCAGGTGTGGCCTGGCTGGTTTATTCCTCGGAAGCGGATGGCAGAGTTGACTTTCCCGAGGAAACAAGCGAAACTCCCGAGTACGGAAGTTTTCTGTGGCGGGAGATGAGGGAGCGGAATAAGGTGGAGGAAGGGAGTCCTGAGTTCGGAATTCGTGACGTGATGAGCTTCTAAACACGACTTTCAAACAGACGAGGCACGTTAAAGAAAACGGCCTTAAATCTTAAAACCATTTCGGATGATCGACCTCCACAACGACGAGAGACGCGGACGCCTCATCAAGGCGATCAAGTCGTCGAACGAGGCCATCGAGAAGCATCGTCGCGTCCGGAACCTGATGATCAAGCACTACGCGGGTTCATGGTATGACCAGACGGCTCCGCAGGGTTCCGAGAAGATTCTGGTGAACCTGATCAACCAGACGGCTCGGATTTACGTGACCGCCCTGGCCGCGAACAACCCGCAGGTTCTGGTGAACACGTCCTCGGTCGAGAAGCTCCCCTTCGCCCGGCGCTTCGAGGTGAACCTGAACAAGCTGATTTCAGACATGTGCCTGGATCAGACGTTCCGGGATATCGTTCTCGATGCGTTCTTCTGCATCGGAGTCGGCTGCGTGATGATGCGGGACACCGACACCCGCTTCCACGGAATCCTGGAGTCCGAAGAGGATGTGTGGCTGGACCCGGGGGAACCGTGGCTGAACCGGGTTTCCCTGGACGACCTGATTCTGGATATGCCGAGCAGAGAGCGAACCAAGATGCGCTTCTGCGGGCATCGTTACCGGGCCGATTACGAGAAGGTCATGGACGAACCGGGCTATGACAAGAAGGTCAAGGAGAAGCTCAAGCCGACGAAACGGGATTCCCTCGGGGGCACTGATTCGGCCCGGGACATTGGAGTCGATGATGCCGAAGACGATGACCTGAAGGACATGATCTGGCTTCAGGACGTGTGGATCGCCGAGAACAAGACGATCATCACGATGCCCGTCGCAGATGACTTGCCCCCGCTGATCGAACGGGAATGGACCGGTTCCCAGGCGGGACCGTACAAGTTCCTCTCGCTGGGAGATGTTCCTGATCGGCTCATTCCCGCTGCGCCGGCGATCAATCTGTTCGGGATGCATCTTCAGCAGAATCGTCTGCACGTCAGGATGGAGAAGGATTCCGATGCTCACCGCGTCATCAACGTGTATTCGCCTTCCGGCGCAGACGATGCCGAGAAGATTCGCCTCGCCAAACGTAATTCCTGGGTTCGCTCGAACGACCCGAAGAACATTCAGCAGGTGGAGGTCGGGGGAATCGACCAAAGAGACATGGCGGCGGCCGCGTTCATCCAGGAAGAGTACGACCGCTTCGCCGGGAACCTTCAAGCGATGGGCGGCCTCGGTCCCCAGGCTGCGACTCTCGGGCAGGAGGAACTGATTCACGGCCAGCTTTCCAAGAACGTCGCTGACATGCGGATGGCGACCGTGAACTTCGCCGCGGATTGCATCTTGGATCTCGGAAGACTGATGTGGGAGGACCAGACGCTTGAAATTCAGTCGTCAATTCCCGTTGGGAACTCTGGCATCCAGGTTGACTCAAGCTGGTCGCCAGACACGCGCTTGGGCGAATTCGAGGACTACGATTTCCGGGTGGAACCCTACTCGATGGTCTTTAAGACCCCCCAACAGCACCTTCAGGAGATATTCCAGGTACTCCACGAAATCGCCCCACTCTGGCCGATGTTTCAGGCGTCGGGAGCCACGATCGACGCTCAAGCGCTTCTCGACGACATCGCGCGGCTGATGAACAAGCCGGAACTGAAACGGATCATCACCTTCGCCGCGCCCGCGATGATGCCCGGCGGGGAGCAGAATGGGGCCACGAAATCCCCGGTGACTTCCAGGGAAACCGTGCGCAAGAACGTCTCGACCGGAGGAACTCAGGCGAATCGTTCCGCCGAGATGGTCAAGACGCTCATGGGGGGCGGTTCGGGCGGGCAACTCAATAGGAAGCCGGCATAATGCCACAGTTCCGCAAAAAGCCAGTCGTGATTGAGGCCAACCAGTTCTTAGAGGGCCAGCCGATACCAAAAGGTGTTTGCTTTGGCTGGAAGTGCGGTGATACCTCCAAAGTGCCGCATCTTCACACGATTCACAACGAGCAGCGAGTTGACCTCGCGTTTGGCGACTGGGTTATTCCTGAGAAGGATGGAATTCACTTTTACCCCTGCAAGCCCGACATTTTTGAAGCGACCTACGACCCGGTTTAATCCATGACCTACACCCTGAACGGCAAACCAGTCACCCGGGAAGAGTTCCTGAAGGGGGCGAATGACGACTTCCTGAAGGCTCCAGCGCTCGCTTCCAACACCTATTCCCAGCACGACCCGCTGAAGTCCGACGGGCTGGGATGTATGAAATCCCAAGTTCCTGAGTTGCGTTCTGTCATCAGGAAGCATAACATCCAAGGTGTTCAAGTGAAAAACGACGGCCAACTGGAGATCACCAGCCGCCGTGGAAGGAAAGAATTGCTTCGCGTGAGGGGATTGGTCGATTCCGACGGATCATACGGGGATTAACATGGCGCTCGCAGAACTGACCGAAACATCGACGAGGGAAGAAGTCAACGCCTACGTCGAGCAGGTCGTCGAGGAAGTCGCTGAGGACCGGGCCGGGACATTGCCCGAGCCCAAGGGCGATGCTCGAATCGCTTCCGAGCACGCCAACAACGAACACAAGCCTGAAAAGGCCAAAGAAATTCCTGCCGAGGGAAAATCCGGCAGTAAGCCCGCCAAGGCGGAAGCCAAAGCGGAGTCCGGTGATGAGGAGTCTGATTCCTGGATGGATGACGACTTGAAAGCCGAGGTTGCCGCGTATGGTATCGAGGAATCGGAACTAGCCGATTTCGCCAGCCGCGAGGAGCTTGAAAGGGCGATGCGTCTCTTCGACAAGAGCGCTCTGGCTGCCGGCCGCAAGGCGATGGCAGAAGAGAGCGAAAAAGCCACTGGCCGCAATGCCAAGGGCGAGTTCGTTAAGAAGGCAGAGCCCGAGCCGAAAGCCGAAGGGAAACCCGAAGCCGAAGGCAAGTATGAGCCCAAGTTGGACAAGGCCGTCTACGACGAGGAGATCGTCAATGAATTCACGCGGATGCGTGACCATTACGAATCCCGTCTGGAAGCCCTGGAATCGCGTCTCTTGGAGAACGATGCCAAGTCCGAAGAGAACCGTTTCGATTCACTGGTGGATTCCCTCGATCATGCCGACCTGTTCGGCAAGACCGACAAGGAAGACTCTAAGCAGCTTCAGCGCCGGCATGATTTGCATGTCGCCGTGAGGGCTCACATGATCGGAATGGAGAAACTCGGTCGTCCAACAGAACTCAACGAATCGCTCGTGGGCCGCGTGGCCCGCATGGTCTTCGCAGAAGACCTCGGCAAGAAAGACCTCAAAACCAGAACCCGCAAGATTTCCAGGCAGAGCAACGGCAGACAAGGGGGTGGGGCAACCCGTCCTCAAGATCCTCGGGAAGATCCGAGGGAAGAAGCCGATCGGCGCTACAAGGAACTTGCCGGGTCTTAATAAGGACTCCGGCTCATGGCTCTTGGCATTGAACAAATCGACGATTTCGTAGCAGGTATCCACCAGAAATTCGCTGGTGAAGACCGTCTCGCGGCGCAGGACCTCTCCCTGCCGCTTCAGGAGTACAAGTTCGCCTCCCGTCTCTTCTCGGGGAACCTGAAGAAAGACACGATGGCCACTTCACAGTGCAAGTGGAAAATCAAGGTGGCGACGAACGACAACTTCCAAGTCGTCGGCCTCTATCACCGCGATTCGTCTGACCGAGTGAACGTCCTCAGTGAAGGTTCGTCGAAGTGGTCGATGACCACGACGAACTACCACTACGACATCGACGAGGAAATCTTCCAGACCGGCGGGAAGCAGATTTACGACTATCTGGAATCGCTGGAACGCGACCTGATGACGTCGTTCTACACCAACATGGAAGACCTGATGTTTGGTGCTGGCCCGACCGATCCGGCTCAGTCCCCTTACCCGCCTCTTTCCCTGCTGCACTGGATCACTGCCACGGACGACAGCACGACCGAGAACAACTCGGAAGAGGGCTTCGACGGCTACGCTCCGGTCGGCTTTGGATCGGTGGGAGTCGGTGGAATCAGCACGACCACCTACGACCAGTGGCGGAACCGCACGTTCCCCTACACCACGGTTGACCGGGCGGATTTCGTCGAGAAGACCATCAACTCGATGGACATGTGCTACTTCCAGCCGCCGGTCGAGCGGCCCGACGTTGTTGCTCAGAAGCGGCCGAAGTGGGAGCTGTTGACCACGCACAGCCGAATCGCCCAAGCGCGTCAGTTGCTTCAGTTGGGCAACGACAACATCGGCGACGACCTGGCGGCTCATTCCGGGGCGGTCTATATCCGGGGCGTGCCGATGGTCTGGATTCCGGCCTGGACGAGCGCCGCATCAATCAACGCCCGCACGGACGGAATCATCCTGGGAGTGAACTGGGACACGTTCCGGTGCTTCTACCAGCCCGGCCGCCACATGAGGAAGCGCAAGGCGTTCCAGCACCCCGAGATGTCGAACGTCCGCGTGCGCTGCATGGACGACTCGCTTCAACTCGTGTGCTTCAACCGCCGGGGGAACTTCCGCGGCTACTGCACTGAAACGGTCACGGAAACCACGTAGTTTAGAGGAGTTTAGCCGCAGGGCTAAATTTAGGCTGGGGCGGCAACTTCGCCGCTCCGGGTTTTTCAGGGACAACGCCCACCCTTGGCTGGGCAATCCCGCTTCTTTTGAAAGGACTGACAGATGAATCTGACCTTTGAAGACTTCGATTCAAGATTGCCCTCGCAGCGTGTGTGGCGAGGATTCGCCCCGCCGATTTCGATGGGGCCACTCGGAGCGAACTACGCCTCCGGAAGCGGGAATCCCAGCTTTGGGTTCTTTGACAACTTCCACTCGTTCATCGCTAGCACCTTAGAGGGTCCGTACAAGATCCTCGAAGGCTCAAGCTACGTCGTTGAACAGGTGGCGGACACGGCGACGGAGAAAGGTATTCTCCGGCTCTTGACCCCTGGCAGCACCGCCAACGGTGAAGCTGTGGTCCAGTGGGGCCGAGGACTTGGCGCTCCGTTCCAGTTCAACGTGGCGAAGGATATGGCCTTCGAGTGCCGGTTCGCGGTCTCCGCGATCACCGCGGCGAAGTGGTCGATCTTCGCCGGGCTGGCGCTGGCTGGTTCTGATGGTGCCGGCGTTACCGACAAAATCTTCGCGGACACCACGGGTGCTCTGGCGACGACGTTTGCGGGCGTCGGATTCCAGCATCTCGTGGGCGAAGGCGCAGCTTGGGACGGGGCTTACAAGGCCGCTTCCCAGACCGCCCAGGACGGCAGCACGAAGACGAAGCTGGACACGCTTCACACGATGGTCGCCGCGACCTACGTGAAGCTCGGCTTCCGGTATCGGGCTCACCCGAAGACGGTGGAGTTCTACGTCAACGGCGTCCGTCCTGGTGGACACATCACGCCGGCGATGCTGACGACGGCGGAGCTGGCCGCGGCCACGTTCCCAGCTTCCACGGTGTTCATGGCTCCGGTCATCGGCATCAAGGACGTAGCTGGGGACGCGGCTCTGAACCTGGATATTGACTGGTGGGGCTGCGCCCAGTATCTGTAATCGGAAAGGAAACCTATGCCCCCGCCAGCGAAGATGCTAGGCTGGCGGGGGATACGAACCAGCCTCCAGCTATAGGATTCCGCTCATGTCTCCCCGACTTCTCATTTGTGGCCTGCTCTTGGCCCTCACCCCGGTCCTCTCCGCTCAGGACCGTGTTACCGCAATCGACGTCAGCGACCTCGCCGAAGGGCAATCGCTTGTCGTTACGAAAAAGGGAGGCGTCATCACCGTCCGCCCTTTGACGCTGCTCAAGACCGGCCAGACCCCGACAGACCCGGTAGACCCGCCGCCTGGCCCAGTGCTGACGGCGTTCGAAAAGGAGATCCAGGCCCAAACGAAGACGGTCCTGGTCAACGAGGGCGGCAGCAAAACCACCGGCGCGGCCCTGTCCGAAGTTTACTCTCGCGTCTCGGCCGGTGTCTCTAACGGCTCGATAGCCCCTGAGCAATCTCTCGCCGCGATCAAAGCCGCGACTAACCTGGTCCTGGCGGAAATGCCGGACAAAGCATCGTGGGGCGGCTGGCGAACGGCGGTAAGCGATGCACTGTCCGCGCTGCAGCAAGAGGGGAGCTTGGCCACGAAGGCTCAGTACGCAGCGGCCTACAAGCAGGTTGCCAACGGCCTTAACGCGGCAACGGGCTACAGCCCGATCGCCTTGACGAAGCCGGGAAAGGGAATCCTGGACGGCATCGACATCGACAAGATCATCAAGCTCATCGAGCTGATCATGACCCTCCTTAAACTCTTTGGAGGGTAGCGCGATGGCGAAGGACATTTTTGAGGCCACGTACGAGCCAGTGGGGGACGCATGACGCACGAAGAAGCAATCAATCGTCTCCATAATCTCAAGGACTGGGTGAAAGAGCGGGCAGCGTCCGACCCAATTATGGCGCAAATGTTTGACGACTTGATCCAGCGAGTCATAACCGACCTGGACGTGGAGCCGAAAGCGAAGCTGCGGGAGGTGCCAAAGTGACACTCACCGAAAGACTGCTCTGGGCTTACCGTTTCGGCCATTCGTGGAACGAAGCGTATCCGAATCTCCACAACCTTGACGAAGCCTCCGTGGCCAAGATGGACGGCAGCGAAGCCGACGCCAAAAGCCTACTGGCATCCTGGCAGCAAATCGACGCCAACGTCGAGCGACTGGTCAACGCCTTCCACGGGCGGGAGCTTGAACCGGACGGAGAGATCGGTCCTGCCAGTGCCGCCGTGATGGACATGAAGCGGTGTGCGATGCCTGACTACGCCCCGCCCGGTCACGCCAGCTTCCATTACGACGATCCTGAGCTGCAAGCTGCTGTGGAATCCTACCAGCGGTATGCGGCGGCCTACGTCGGCGGAAGCGGCTCATGGCCTAAAGCAGGCTGCGACCCGCAGAGGATGGGGATTCACTCCACCCGCGTCAATATCGACACGTCGGCCGCATCGACGCATCAGAAGGGGATTCTCAAGCAGGCGTGCGGATACACGGAGGCGTGCGAGGCCGAATTCGGGCAGGCCGTGCGTCATATTTTCGACGGCGACAAGTCGCAGTGCGAAACGGACACGCGGTTTCAGGGCATCGCCGGCAGCGTCATAGGGTTCTGCTACTTCCCCGAGCCGGACACCTGCAATCAGACCGTGACTTGCCGAATCGACAACGGTTACAACCCTTCGGCGATCACTCTGGCGAATCTTCTGACCCACGAATACAAGGGGCACGGCGACGGCTTGGAGCATACCAACGGCGGGATCATGAACCCGTCGATCATCACCTACAACCCGCTGACGTGGAAGGGAGACAAGCACGAATCCACGAAGCGGCGTTACTTCGGCGGCGAGCCAGTTCCACCGCTCACTCCCCCAGTGCCTCCCGCTCATCCGCCCGTCACCGGTCAGCTCTACGTCGAGAACGGAATCATCATCCGCGGCGACGTGCAATTCGATGGCAAGTGGAAGTACGTTGCCACGCCGGACGGCGGCAACCGATTCAAGCTCGTTCCGAAGGCAGAAGTGTGACGGCTTCCCAATACCACAACCGCTTAGACCGTGCCGAACTCAAAGCCCGGCTGCACTTGGAGCGGAGCCGTGAATTGGAGCGGGAGAACATCGGCCTGAAGATTCAACTGGCGAAGGCGGAAGCGGTTCTGGGGGCGAACGACGAAACGATTATGATGACGCCGCAACTGGAAGCGTTGCTGCGTGGTGCTGCATGACCAACGGACCAAACTAATCCATGTACGCAGAAGTCACGATCACCGCGGGGAGGGAGTCTGTAGTGTTCGACTGGCATCATTTTGATAGCTTGCGGGAACAAGCTGCGGCCCTGTTCTCCCAAAATCCTCTTGTCGGCTGCCTGCTCGTCCTGATGGTCATAGACGTACTAACTGGATATTTGGCTGCGTGGACTGGTGGTGAACTCGCTAGTGCTGCGAGCTTCAAGGGACTGTGCCGCAAAGGGATTGTCATGCTGATTATCGGCGCGGCGAAGGTCATGGAGATTGTGATCCCAGGGGCACCGCTGGCGAACATGGGAGCGTTCGGCTTCTGCGGATTCGAGCTATTTAGCATTGTGGAGAACGCCGGTCGGGCTGGTGTGCCTCTGCCCGCTTCGCTCAAGAACGCTTTCGAGAGGCTTAGAGAGAAGAAGCTGCGGGAAGATTCCAAGGCACCGATCGTGGAGGTGAACGTCAACGAGACTTCCGCGCCGCTGGAAAAAACCCGAACCAAGCGACCGTCTGACGTAATTGTGAACCTGCAGAAGGACAGCGGCGTTCTGGAAGTCGACGACACCGGGGAGCGTAGCACCGTGGTCGTGAACCCGCGTGGAGCCAAGGGGGACACTGGAGAGAAGGGCGACAAAGGGGACCGCGGAGACTCTTATCCACCGGAGAAAAAGCCATGAACGCCGAAATCAGTTTCAAAACATTCATTTGGGCCGTGATCGTAGGGATGGGGCTGCACATTGGGTGGGGGCTCATCAGTCTGATCGTTTGGGTGCTGGCCAAGTCGTTGAACGTGGACGCACCCGTTTTGCATTGACCAATTTCCAAGAAAGGAAGGTGATCCGTGAAGTATCTGATTCTCTTCGTCCTGGCCGTGGCTCTGCTCGGGAGTATCCCGTGCGAAGTGCTGGCCGGTTGTGGCCTCGGGGGCTGTGGCCTCGGAAGTCGCATCGGCGCAGTTCGCTCGAATTCCCAGGCCCGGCGATCTGAAGGCCGTGGCATCGTTCGGCTGCGATTCTGGAGGCGTTAAACCGTAATCGTCGGGAGGCGATGGGCCGCTGCCGGGGAACTTTAGACAGCGACTCGGCAGCGGCTTTTTGAGGGAAGCTAATGGCACTTGCAAGACGATCATCCTGAATCGTTCCAAGCTCAAGACACCGAACCAAGTGCGGACGGGCTTGGTGCATGAAGGCTTCCACGCGGCTTGGAAGGGCGTCACTCACGCTCAAATGCAGACGCTCGAGCGCAAGGCGAAGGCTCTGGCGATTACCTATCCGAACTGAGGCGTTATGAAAATCCTTGAACCGCTTATCGTGCTGGCCTTGCTCGCGGCGAACGCTATGGCCGTTGACCCGAATCATCCCGTATTCGTCGCCGAGCGTGCCGCCGTCAAAGCCCTCGTTCCAGATTCTGCCGTGACGCATACCGCTGTTGCGGACGGTGCATGGCAGGATGCCGCGACGTGGGACAACGGCGTGCCCGGCGACGGGGCCAAGGTGTTGATTCCGATGGAGCGGAGCGTCTCGCTGGCCGGCGAGACGCATCGAATCAAATGGCTGCACGTCACCGGTTCACTGGCTATGGAGCCGGCGGTTACTAGCAAGCTCATCGTCGATACAGCCGTCATTGGCTTTTGCGACGGTGGTGGTGCGTGCGGCTCTTTTACTTCCAAGCCTGCGGCGGGCGTCACCCATACCGTCCTCTTCGCGGACATGGGGCCGATTGACCTCGCAGCGGACCCCGGCCAATTCGGACGGGGGCTGATTTGCCACGGTCGCTTTGACGTGGAAGGGGCTGCCGTCGCTCCGTGGGACGAAGCGGTGCTGGACCCGCCAGAGTCGATGCTGACCCGCAACGTGGTGTTCACCAGCGAGTCCAGCGTCATCGGCAGACGGGGCCACGTGATGCTCATGCACACGACTGACGTGAATCTCAAGTTCGCTCGATTCACCAAGCTCGGTCGCACCAACAAGGGCGTAGCCATCAGCACGACGAATCTTCGCGGACGCTACGGCCTGCATTTTCATCGCTGCTCGCTCGATACGGAGATTAACGTCGAGGGGCTCGTGGTGGACGATTCGCCTGGATGGGGGCTGGTGAACCATTCGAGCAACGTCAACGCCACGGACTGCATTGCCTACCAGGCTCTTGGTTCGCAATTCGTAGGTGAGGCCGGAAACGAGCTAGGCTCATTCGTTCATTGCCTCGCCGCTCGCGGGAAAGATGGAACCATTGCTGGCACGGCTGGACGGCTTAACGCTCAGGACTTCGCCTTCAAGGGGTTCGGATTCTTCACTCAGGGTACAAGAATCAAGATTGAGAATTGCACCGCCATCGGTCAGCGTGACTTCGCATTCTGGCCGGAGGCGCTGGGGTTGATCGAAACTGGCCTGGGCGAGTGCATGGTGGAAACTAAGTATCTCCCCGACTACCTGGATTGGACCGGCAACGTCATCAAAACCACCATGCGCGTCAAGGAAATCCCGTTTGCCAGCATCGCAGACAACACGGCCATCGACTGCTTCGGAGGATTCGGCTCGCAGAAGGCGAATGAAGACGGGCCGGAAGTGCGACGGAGCTTCGTCACCGGGCTCAAGGTGTTCGGAACAAAGAAGGATGGTATCGACGCGAGGCAGTCCGTGGCAGTTACCTTCAGAGACTTCGATGTTCGCGGAGGGACTGGAGCCGAGAACGGCTTTACCAGCGCTGTGCCATACGGCAAGGATACCCACCTGCTCGACTTCAAACTCAGCGACTTCCCGACCGGCATCAGCGTGCCGCAAAAGGGCACAACGATTATCGACGGCGGAATCTTCTCAGGGAACGGCGTGGACATCGACCTGATTCGCCGGCAGACAGTCACGGCCGATGGGCGAACGGTGAAGATCACGAACTGCGGAAGCTACACCTATAAGATGGGCGAAGCGATGCTCCCGATTGTCCCCCAGCAAACCACCGGCAACTCGTATTTCCAGTGGGAGCAAACGCTGCTGGAAGGCGTCCAACTCTACTACAAGGAACAAGCTGCCGACTACGTTCCGTTCCCGGCGAACACCCCCTACGCTGCCGTCATTCCCACGGAGTATTTCGGCAAGACAAATCAGCAGCTCATGGACGAATACGGGGCGTGCCTGCTCGCTGTCATCGCTCCCGCTGACGCCGTGCCTGACGTGACTGGCGACGGGCTGCTCGGCTCACTCGCCACGAAGCCGGAAGACCTAGCAATCATCAGTTCCAACATGGCTCCGGTCGGCACGTACACACTGAAATATCAACGCTGGCCGGGGACGCCGCAGCAAAAGACCTTTACCGACCCGGTGCCAAAGACTTTGCACGCTGGATGGAATCCGGTCACAACGGTTGTGGACGGGAAGAAGAGAACCTTTCTGGTCAAAGGCCAATGACAGTCTATTACGTTAGCTCCGTAGATGGTTCCGACGCCAGTGACGGTTTGACCTGGGCAAATGCCAAGGCAACCGTCGCCGGTGCTATCGCTGTCGCTACCGCGAGTGGAGACATCATCTACGTTGACTCGGCGCATAGCTTCACGCCTGGTGCTGCGATCACTTGGAACGCCGTCACCGCGAATCAAGTCCTGGCAATCATCAGTGCCAGCCGAGCGAGCGGGGAACCGCCGACCGCCTGGGCAGCGGGTGCAGCCGAGAACGTGGGGGCGGCTAATGCGGTGTTCGGCATCGGCTCGATTGGCGGGCAGCGGTTGCGTATCTTCGGTATGACCATAAACGGCGGAACAGGAAACTCTGCGGGTGCACATATCTCGATTGCCGTGGCCGGCGAAACAGACACGATTATTTCGGTTGACCTGCAAGGCTGCACGCTGAATGTCAACAGCACGAACGCCGCCGCCCGCCTGCAATTCGGCCCGTCCGCCGACACCACGAAGCTCACAACGACCTCCAACGTCGTGAACTGTGCCGTCGGCATTAAGAACGTAGCGACCGGGGCCGTGATGCTGTTCCGCGATTGCCGCGTCAGGATCACCGGGCTCACGATGAGCTATATCGGCGGCAGCAAACCGGCATCGCTTTGCGACTTCCAGACGAACTTAACCAGCGACGTGACCATTGCGGACTCGGACTTGTCAGCGTACGAGAAGTCTGGCGGTTTCTATTTCGACATCACGAATATGGCTGGGCCGCTTCGCCTCATCAACTGCAAAACAAGTGCAACACCGGGACTGTATACAGGCAGCTTCCTCGGCAATGTGGCAAACATCACGGCGGTTCTGGTTGACCCCGGCGATACCCATAACACCTTCGCGTACTACAACCGTCTTGGGCAGATCACGCAGAACACCAGCAACTTCGCCAACAGCGGGGCTCAATTCGACGGGGCGGGAATCAGTTGGGAAATCGTCACCACGGCTGCTTGCTCCGAGGCAGAGCCTTTTGTCACGCCCTGGATTCATAGGTGGCTGGACACAACTGGATCTCAGGACATTCATTTGCAGTTGCTTCGTGCGAGTGCTACCGATTTCACAAACAGGGAAGTATGGGCCGAGTTTGAATGCCTCGAAAATGCCAGCTTCCCGATTGGCACGATCACAAGCACAAGAAACGCACAGCCGTTCGACGGCACGCCGGTTGACCTCACGAATAGTGCAAAGACATGGACAGAGATCGTTGCCAATGACAACGAGATGGAGTGCCGGGTGACGCGCACCGTTGCCGAGAAGTGCACGGCGCGAGCGCGACTTATGGTGGGAGTGGCAAGCATCACCGCGGGAAACATGTACCTCGATCCGTCAATCTGGATTGGCACCTAACTTTAGCGGGGGTGCCTTTTGCCACAAGTAGCCTGGTCCTCAGACGGCTCAGTAGTCCTGGAAGGCGCTCGCGTATTCTGGACGCCGGATGGAGCAATCCATGATGCGTCTTCAGCGGCGTCGTCCTCTCCATCGACCAGCCCGTCTGCTTCGCCCAGTTCCAGCCCGTCCGCAAGTCCAAGCTCCAGCCCGTCGCCATCGTCCTCGCCGTCCACATCGGCATCGTCAACGCCATCCGTATCACCGTCGGCTTCGGCCTCTTCTACCCCCTCCGCTTCGCCCTCGGCGTCTATCTCGTCCACGCCCTCGGCGTCCCCATCACCGTCAAGTTCGCCCTCCACGTCTCCCAGTGCGAGCCCGTCGCCATCAAGTAGCGTAAGCAGCTCGCCGTCGGCAACACCCTCGGCGTCTGCATCGTCAACGCCTTCCGCCTCGCCATCGCCGTCATCGTCCCCCTCGGCTTCGCCATCGCCTTCCTCGTCGCCATCGGCCTCGGTAAGCAGTTCCCCATCGTCCACACCGTCCGCTTCCGTTTCCGCTTCGCCTTCGGCCAGTCCTTCGGCCTCGACTAGCACCTCACCCAGCGCCAGCGTATCAACTTCCCCTTCGGCCAGTCCTTCACCCAGCGCTTCGGTTTCCTCTTCACTCTCTTCCAGCCCGAGCGGCGGAGATGAAATCGAGATCACTTCGGATACAATACTCATTCAGGCCCCATCGACTCAGAGATCCAGGTTGAAAACCGCAGTATCACGCACGGAAATCCTGCTTTCGACCGTACCAGGACACAGCTTCGCCACATCGACAGACCTTTCCGTGGATTAAATGGCCCAAGAAACCTTCACTTCAGGGACTGGCGACTGGGAATGCCCGGTTGGCGTCACGTCCGTTGCCGTTGAATGCTGGGGGGGCGGCGGTTCAAGCGGCGTCAATACCAACGGAGAAGGTGGTGGTGGTGGTGGTGGGTATTCCAAGACGAACGCATGGGCTGTCACTGCGGGCCTGCTCTATGGCTGGTCTGTAGGCGCTGGAGGTTCCGGCCCTGGGAACTCTGGCGGGGATACCTACTTCGCGGACGATGACGATGTAACGGTTGTCTGTCTGGCCAAGGGTGGTCTTACCGGGTCGGTTGGTACTGGTGGAACTGGCGGGGCATCGGCTTCGGGGACTGGCGATACCAAGTTCTCGGGCGGAAACGGCGGAAACGCTTCAGGTTCAGGTGGGGCTGGTGGCGGTGGATCATCAGGAGGAACCGCGGCCAACGGTGACAACGGCGACGCCGGTTCTGGCGTCAGCGGAGGGGCCGGTGGCTCTGGCGTAACAGGGGCTGGAAACGGCGGCAACGGTGGCAGCACAGGGCAGGCCGGGGCCGCAGGTTCGGCTCCTGGTGGCGGTGGTGGCGGTGGTGGTGCCACGGCGAACGGAACGACGGGCGGTTCTGGCAGAATCGTCCTCACCTATTCCGGTGCAGCCTCCTCATCGCCTTCAGGCTCGGCGTCCTCGACCGCTTCGTCCTCGGTGTCGAGTTCCCCCAGCAGTACACCCTCCTCATCGGCGTCGAGCACCCCCAGCGCTTCGGCTTCGTCATCACCGTCGAGCTCTCCAAGCCCAAGCAGTTCGGTCAGCAGCAGTCCTTCCGCATCCCCATCTTCGAGCGTCAGCAACACTCCCAGCGCTTCGGCGTCGAACACTCCCAGCAGTAGTAAAAGCAGTTCGCCATCCACCAGTCCATCGTCGAGCGTAAGCGGCAGCCCAAGCGCTTCTCCGTCGCCCTCTTCCTCAGTCTCTTCCAGTCCCAGTTCCTCCCCCAGTCCCAGTTCCTCCGTATCATCATCTGTATCGGCAAGCCCTTCGTCTTCGCCCTCTCCGGGGGATGAAACCGATGCCGACAGCGACATCATCGTCATCTAAGGAGCTAACATGGCCACACGACTAATCCGTAAAACGTGGAGCGTGGACGGGGTTCTGACGAATGTGACCACCGCCAAGATGTCCGATCCCACGGGGACCTACGGGATCAAGCGGAATGACACCGATGCCGTCGTCGTGGCGGACGGCACGAACATGACCAACGTGTCCACTGGGGTCTATGAATACTCATTCGAGGACATTCAGGACATCGCCTACACGGCTTACGTCGAATTCGTGTACGCCTCCTCAACCTTCCACTTTGAGATTGACATTCCGGCTCGCGCCGAAACGGGCACGATGGTCGCCAGCTACTCGATGCTCACCGACAGGGTGGGGCATTTCCTGTACGGAATCAGGACGGGGTTCGACTCAGTGCAACTCGACTGCATCGAAGAGTGCATCCGGGACGGTCTGCACGACGTTTATACGGCCCATCCCTGGAGCTTCTTCCGGCCGATCGCCGAGATCACGACGACCGCTCCGTACACGACCGGGACCATTACCGTTGTGGCGGGAGTAGTGACGCTGGCGGGCGGAACCTGGCCGACCTGGGCGGCGGTGGGCGTTCTGAGGATCGGGGACAACTATTACGACGTGGATTCGCGGGACACCGCTACCCAGATCACTCTGGAAGACGTAACCGTCACCGCGGCCGCCCTGACCACTTACGAGCTCGGGCGTGAGGAGTACGACCTTCCCGCGGCGTTTGAAGCGATTTCCCCGGATAGCGCCTTGACCTACGAACCAGGCCAGTCGGACTTTTACCCGGCGCTGGTGCAGCGGCATGACAGCCGCGGGCGCGGGCTTCACCAGGGCGACCCCTACTACGATCGGCCCTTGTTCTACTCGGTGCGAACGGCCCTGTTCGACCCCACCGTGGGATCCCGGAAGCGGCTGGCACTCTACCCGACCCCAGACGCGGCCTATGTCCTGAAGGTCCCCATGATCCTTCGCCCGACGATGGTAGACGAAACAAACCAATATCCCGTTGGCGGAGAGACCCTCACTCAGGTTATCATTGAAGCATGTCTCGCGGCCGCGGAACGGAACTACGACGAGGAAAGCAAACGCCACACCGAACGGTTCATGCTGATGCTCCCCCTGGCAATTCGAGCCGACTTAGAGAAATCCAGCCCCACTCATCTTGGGCGTGATGTAGGGGACGGTTACGGCTGCGGTTGGGATTATGAAACGGCCCGCGCCTCCCGCATTGGAACGATTACGTTGGATTCAGACATCCTATAGGTGAACCATGCTGCTCAAAAGAGTAACGACCGCCATCGTGACCAGTTCTGGCGGAGACGCGACCGTGTACCTGGGGTCGAAGATTCGTGGCTACCTCCACATGATCATCTACCGCCCCGGAACGATTGTCACAGGGGCAGACCTGACGATCACCGCGGAGGAGGCAGTCCCTGCGAACCCTCCTGCTGGATACGCTGCTCCAGCCGGAACCCCGATTCTGACCAAGCTCAATCTGGGGACAGGGAATTCATTCCTGTACCCCCGTGCCACCCCGACGAACTCCAACTCGGCGACCGGAGCCCTTGGAACCGTTCCCTCCGAACGCATCCCCCTGGTGGATATGCGAATCAAGGTTGTCGTGGCCCAGGGCGGAAACACCCTCACGGGTTCCATCGAAGCGATTTACGAGACAGACGAACTGTAATCCGACTGATCTCCCTTCCTCTTCCTTTCACAAGGATTTTCACATGCCCAGTCAACATCGCGTCCACGCAGCACTCTACGAAGCCGACAAGCTGCTTACCGACCCCGGAGACGGCAAGACGATTCACGTCCGGGAAGACCTGCAAATCTGCGAGATGGTCTCCACCGCGGCCCAGACCCGCACCTTGGCCGCCCCCAGGAAATCCGGCATCCGCTTCGTGCTTCGCCTGATGACGGATGGCGGGGACATCGTGGTGACAGTCACCAACGGACTCAATAACGCTGGGGAAAGCAAGGCGACGTTCGGAGACGCGAGCGACCTGCTTTCCCTGATCTCGGTGGAAACTGCCACTCTCGGCACCTTCCGCTGGCAGATTATGACCAGACGCATCGCTTACGCGGCTTAGTTCCTCTGGTGCTACGGCACCTGTTCCTCACTTCAGAAAGGGTTCCCAAATGGGCACGCCAGCTTCCAGACTTCACCACGACCTGTACAAAGGCCCGAAGATCCTCAAAGACCCAGGCAACGCCGGAATCATCCGGCCGAAGATGGATCTCCAAATCTGTGAGATGGTCAGCGGCGCTTCCGGGGAAACCCGCACGCTCCCCAGGCCGACCAAGCCGGGAATTCGGCTGGTCCTCCGAATCAAGACGGATGGCGGTGGTGACATCGTTGTCACTGCGACCGGCGGCTTCAACGTGGCCGGGGAAACGCAAGCGACCTTTGCGGACGCCAGCGACTTCCTGAGCCTCATTTCGGTGACGGTCAGCGCCGGCGTGTTCCGCTGGGAAGCCCTCGAAGGGAACCTGGGAACGGTCATCGCTTCGGCCTCGGCGTCGAGCAGCCCGTCCACGTCGCCCTCGGCGTCGGCTTCGAATACGCCATCGGCTTCCACGTCACCATCAGCGTCCGTGTCGAATACGCCTTCGGCCTCGACGTCGCCCTCGGCGTCCGCGTCCGGTTCTCCGTCCGCAAGCCCGTCGCCCACGTAATGAGCGACCTTACGGTTGTGTATCTGACGTGCAACAAGATGCCTTCCCGGTGGGTGAAATTCCACTGGGAGCATCTTCTTCGTGCCACGGAAGGCAGGCCGATGATCGTCATTTCCGCGAAGCCGGTCGAGGAGCCGACCCGACCGGCAACCGGCTATCTGATTCAAGACGGGCCATTCCGTGCTTGGAACGTGTACCGCCAGCTTCTCAGGGGTGCGGCCCTGGCGGAAACGAAGTACGTGGCCGTGGCAGAGGACGACACGCTTTATACGAAGCGGCACTTCAGCGACTTCCGCCCGCGGGACGACGAGGTGGCCTACGATATGTCCCGCTGGTCGGTTATGTCATGGGACGAAAACCCGTACTACTCAGCCATCAGGAAGCACGGGAATTTCACGATGATCGGCCCAAGGAAGCTGGTCGTAGATGCCCTCGAAGAGAGAGAAGAGAAGTGGCCCCAGGGCAGGGATTACACCGGGGAAATCGGACGGCGCGAGGTCGAGAAGATTCTGGGCGTCCGCCGAAACAAGCTGGTGGAGTGGTATTGTATCGAGCCCATGGTTAACCTATGCCATCCCGACGGTCTCAGCCCCACCTACATTGGAACTAAGGGGTTGGCGCGGAAGCCGGGGGAACTGAAGGCGTTCGACATCCCGATTTGGGGTCGGGCTAAGGAAATCACCCGTATCTACAACGAAGGAATTGCAGACGATGCTCGACTTGCGAAAAGCGCTTAATAAGCATTTCCGGTTCCAGGGCGGACTGGACAACCTGCCGATTCTGGCCACGTCCCTCCACAGGACCGGCAGGGATGGCAAAGGCCGACTGTCCCTGGCCCTCACCATGCGTGACCTGGGCGTGAAGAAGATGGTTGAAGTGGGGACGCGCTACGGGGCATCAGCGATTCTCTGGAAGGAAAACATTCCCGGACTGGACCTCACCTGCATCGACCCCTATCGGGCTTACCACCGGGTTTCGCAGGAGAGTCAGGACAAAATCTACGTCGCGGCCATGCTGCACGCGGAACAGTACGGGTTCACGATTCTCAGGAAGGCCAGTCTCGACGCCGTGGAAGACTTCGAGGACGGTTCTCTCGACGCGGTGAACATCGACGACGATCACACGTTCGATGCCTGTGTTCAAGGAATCATTCGCTGGGCACCGAAGGTCCGTGAAGGCGGTCTGGTCCTGGTTCACGACTACTGCTCGTTCGGCATGTCCGGAGTGATTAAGGCGGTCGATGGCTACACCCATTCCCACTGGATTGACCCGTGGTACGTGACGCGGGACATGGAGCCGACCGCGTTCTGGATGCGGGGGGCGGAAAGGGCTGGGCTGGGATCGTGAAGTTGAGCATCGTAATACCATGTTTGAATTCGCATGAAGTGGTTCGCCGGCAACTGCTGCACTTCTACAACATCGGCCTGCCCGGAGACACCGAGTTGATTCTGGTGGATGACGGGAGCGACCCGCCCATCGAGAACAACTTTGACCACATTGCGACGATTATCAGGACGAACGACAAGCGCCCCTGGACGTGGGCCCTCGCCCGGAACGCCGGGGCCAGAATCGCCAAGGGCGAATACCTCATGATGTACGACCTCGACCACATCGTCCCCAGGTACGCGATCAAATTCATCAGGGAATTCACCGGCGTCAAAGTCCAATTCGTCCGTGAGTTTGGGGTGCTGGATGAAAATGGCCGGCTGACCCAGGACCGAGACGTTCTCGAAACCTACGGGCTCCCGAAGAACGTGAGCTTGGCTCATGGCCCGCTTCCGAACAACTTCGCCATGCGGAGGGACGTGTTCTGGGAACTGGGCGGATACCGGGAAGACCTCGTGGAAAAGCCCTACCCCCAGGGTGAGGACAGGGCCTTCCGCAGTGCCTGGCGGACTTACGAGCTGAAGCGTGGTGGAGAGGGAAGCCAAGTCTGCACCCACCGCCCGAAGATATACCACTTCCCAAACGGCAAATACGTCGGGGACGTGGACGCCGATCCGCAGGGGCTGTTTCATACCCTGAGCCGGAAGACGGAGCGTAACTGGTTCCACAAAAACCCCGGAAAGAGCGCGAGACATCGTGGCGGCTAAACTCCTCAGCGTGATTATTCCCGGCCGCAACGAAGAATTCATGCGGCATACCGTGGACGACGTTCTCGCCCACTCTGACGAATCGACCGAGGTCATTGCGGTCTGCGATTCGTACTGGCCGAATCCTCCCCTCGTTCATCACCCGCGGCTTCAGGTGCTTCACTTTGGCACCGCGGTAGGCCAGCGGGCGGCGACCAACTATGGGGCGCACGTCAGCCGGGCGAAGTACGTGATGAAACTCGACGCCCATTGCTCGACCGACGAGGGCTTCGACCGGAAGCTCCTGGCCAAGATGGAGCCGGACATGACGATGATTCCGTCGATGCACCGGCTCCATGTCTTCGACTGGCACTGCAACGGCTGCGGGGAGAGACAGTACCAGGGGACGAAGCCGGTCGAGTGCAAGGAGTGCAAGGGAACGGACTTCAGTAAGGTCATGGTCTGGCAGCCCAGAGTCGAGTACGCCCCTACGACCTCGTGGATGTTCGACCGAACGCTTCACTTCCAATACTGGCGTCACTACGTTCACTCCCCGGAGTACAAGCGGCAGGCCCCCTCGGGCATCGTCGAGACGATGAGCTGTATCGGCTGCGCCTTCCTGATGGACCGGAAGCGGTTCAAGAAGCTCGGGGGGATGGATGAATCTCACGGAAGCTGGGGCCAGTACGGGACCGAGCTCGCCTGCAAAGCCTGGCTCTCCGGGGGCCGGATGGTGACGAATCTCGACACCTGGATCTCGCATCTCTTCCGCACGGGGAACTTCGGACAGAACGGAGAATCGTCCTGGCCCTACGAAATCTCGCAAAGGGACATCGACAAGGCTCGGGACCATTCCAGGGATTTGTGGCTAAAAGATGCGTGGCCACTGGCCGTCCGTCCGTTATCATGGCTTGTTGAGCATTTCAAGCCGATTCCTTCGTGGCACGATGGCGATGCCGAAAAAGACTCTTGATCTTCGATGGCCGATGCGGGGCGTTGTCCGCCGGGAAGCGGTGCGTTCCAGCCCGGATTCCCGCGTGGCCTTCCCGAGTCCCTGGTCGGTAAACGTCCGCATTGAAGACCCATTGGACCGCCGACTCCGTGGGGGAAGTCGGAACGGACTGACGAAATACCACTCGGCTTCCCTCGGAACCACGATCGACGACATGATCGCGGTGAACGTCTCCTCGGCGGCCGGCGGGGCGAGCGAAGTCCTGTTCGTGCTGGTCGATTCCTCGATTGCCACGATTGACAACGGCGTTCTGACGACGACGGTGGCTTACCTGACGAACGAAGCGGGCGACATCATCACCGATGAGAACGAGAACCCCATCATCGTCAGCGAGGGAACGGCTCCCGCCAGCGGTTTCCTGGTGGCTGGGAAGCAGAAGGTGTTCGCCGTCACCACCAGCGGCGTCGTGCAGATGGACCCCAAGACGCGGCAGGTCGACAACCTCGTCGCCGTCGCCGGCAGCACGATTCCGACGAATTGCACGTTCGGGGCGGTCTACCGCGACCGGCTGTGCATGGCCGGGCAGGACAACGCGATCTACATGTCTCGGCAGGGGGTGTACGGCGACTTCGATTACGGGGCGCACTTCAATGACTCGGGCCGGGCGCTGGCGTTCCAGTTGTCACTCGCTGCGGATGTCGGTGCCCGGCCTCTGGCCATCGTCCCCTGCCTGGATAAATACCTGCTCTGCTTCACGTCCAGGGGAATCTGGGTGGTGAATGGCGACCCCACCGCGGGCGGATCTCTGCAAAGGGTCTCCGAAGAGGTCGGCATCGTTGGCGCGAAAGCCTGGGTGAAGACGGACACGTCGATCGTGTTCCTCTCGGAAGACGGGCTCTATTCCGTGAACGCCGATGGTTCCAACCTGACGGCCCTCACTCCGGACGTCGTGCCGGATGAGCTCAGGGACATCCACATCACGGACACAACGGTCTCCCTCGGGTGGGACCAGGAGCGCAGGGCGTTCCATATCTACCTCCGAACCGCTGCGGGTTCTGACACCCACTGGCTGTACGAAACGGTGTCCAAGGCGTTCTGGCCGATGAGGTTCTATCGGGACAGCCTCTCCCCGCTGGCGGTCTGTAATTACCGTGGAATGCTCTTATTGGCCGGCAGTGACGGGTACATCCGCAAGGTCGGCGGGGCTGACGACGATGGGAACGAGATTTCGTCGCACGTCGCCATCGGCCCCTTCCGGCTCGGCCGCCCTGGGTACTTCGGGCGGATGCTGAACATGCACGCGCAGCTCGCGGCCGGCGGCGGGAGAGTGAACTGGCGGATCATCACTGGGGACACTGCGGAAGAAGCGGCGGACAACGTGAAGCTAGCGATCGAGGCGTACCAGGCCGGAACGAGTTATTCAACCTACGTCAAAGGCTCCGGGAACTGGATCAGCGGACGGGCGATTATGTGCTACCCCCGCGTCCGGTCGGTCTGGGCGGTCTTGTGGCTTCAGTCGTGTGAGAGATGGGCGTTCGAGGGACTTACTGTAAATACAGAAACCTCGGGTCAGTGGCGGGGAAGCACGGCCAACATCGTTGATCCTGGCGTGGTTTCCTGTTCGAGCAGCCCTTCGGGGTCTCCCTCCACGTCTCCCTCTGCCTCGGTCTCTCATTCTCCGTCGTCGTCCCGATCCGCGTCGGTCTCCAGCACGCCGTCCGCATCCGCTTCGGCTTCCCCCTCGACTTCGCCCTCGGCCTCGACATCAAGTTCGCCGTCCACGTCGCCGTCCGCATCAGTCTCGAATACGCCTTCCTCCAGCCGCTCCGCTTCGACATCCACATCGCCCTCCGCGTCCGTTTCTTCGTCGCCATCGAGCACTGCTTCGGCTTCTGTGTCGAGTTCGCCTTCCGCCAGCGTGTCGAACACCCCCTCGGCGTCACCTTCGGCGTCCACGTCGAGCAGCCCGTCGCCGTCGTCCTCGCGGTCTGCCAGCCCGTCCAGAAGCGTTTCGTCCTCGCCATCCGCGTCGGCTTCGGCCAGTCCCTCGACTTCTCCTTCTGTGTCTCCTTCCAGCAGTCCTTCGCCGTCGTCGTCAGCGTCAAGCAGCCCTTCGAGCAGTCAATCGCATTCCCCCTCGGCGTCGGTGTCGAACACGCCAAGCACGAGTACCTCGGCTTCGCCGTCGAGCACCGCTTCTGGGTCCACGTCGAACACACCCTCAAGCAGCCCCTCGCCGTCCTCGTCGGTGTCAAACACTCCGTCCTCGTCCGTGTCGAATACGCCATCGAGCAGCCGCTCCTCGTCCGTTTCAAACACTCCGTCCTCGTCTCCGTCCGCAACGTAGGGTGAAACAATGGCAAACGTAAAATACAGCGAATTTGTCGGTTCACTCTCGGTGGACACCATCGGCGGTTCTGAGAAAATCCCCCTCGTCGATACGCTGCCCTACTACGTCACCCCCGCCTTGCTTCTGACGTACATGAACGCGGCGCAAGTGGCTGGTTCTGTTGCCACACCCACAAGCGGGGACATTCTCCATGGGGACCGAGCCGGAACGATCAAGACTTTCACGCTGGACGCCGTTTCGGACTACGCGCTCACCAGGGCTTTCGATTCGACCGTCGTGACCTCCATCGTTTCCGGGGACTTGGTGGTCATCGAGCGATCGGGTGTTGCGAAGACGATCACGGTGAACAACCTCAAAACGTACATGTGGGATGGGATGCAGGCGTCGGTCCTGGACATCTCCGGACTCACCGCGGCCACTCTCGGGGCGAGCGACCTGTTCGTGGTGTGCCAAACTACGACCCCCAAGAAGGTTACTCTCGGGAACCTGGAAACAAAGCTCTGGACAGACTTCGCCGTCTACGTCGCGGCCCTCACCGAGAACACGACGGTCGTTGACGGGGACCTGTTCTACTCGCTTCAGGGCGGGACTCCGAAGTACGTCACCGCGGAGAACATGGCGGACTATTTCGCCAGTGGGGTGGGTTTTGACATCATCGACATGGCGTGGGACGGGGCACTCGTCGATCCCGCCCTCTCGACGGATGTTCTACCGGCGCAGCGTTCAGGGGCGCTGAAGACGCTCACCGTGGACACGATGTCGGACTATGTGCTCACAACCCTGGGGGCGAGCGCCGCAGTCGCCCCCGCCGCGGCCAGCGATAAGTTCACGGTCTTCCGCAGTTCCGTCGCCAAGACGATGGATATTTCCGACGTGGTGGACTACGTTCTGACCCAGGCGTGGAGTCAAACAGCGGGTGGGGCGATTGTCACTGGCGATGAGTTAATCATCGGCCGAAGCAACGTCAGCAAGACCGTCACCGTCGACGCGCTGTCGACGTTCGTGCTGGTCGGCATCCAGGCAACCGTTCTGAACATCTCCGGCCTGAGCACCGCGACCCTCGGAGCGACGGATGAGTTCCTGGTGAACCAATCCGGCGTGGCGAAGAAGACGACGCTGACCGCTCTCGAAACGAAGCTGAACACTGACTTCGCCACCTACGTCGGCGGCCTCTCGGACACGGGGACCCTGCTGGCCACGGATAAGTTCTACATCCTGGTTTCCGGAGTGGCGAAGTATGCCACGGGGGCCGAGATTGCCACTTACGTCACCACAACGCAGTGGGCGGCGAGCGCCCCCGCCTCAGTCGTCGGAACGGATACGTTCCTCATCGACAAGGCCGGAACCAAAAACGAAGCTACGGTCAGTCAGTTGCAGACGTTCCTCTTGATCGGGTTACAGGCGAGCGTGCTCGACATCTCCGGTCTGGCGTCCGCCACGGTCGTCGGTACGGATAATATGCTGATCTGCCAGTCGGGGACCGCGAAGCAGGCCACAGTGACAGCGGTTGGAACGGTCGTTCTGGGGGGAATCGGCACCTATACCGAAACCCTCGCCCAAGGAACGCTTCAGGACACCGATAAGATCATCGTCTCGCAGAGCGGTGTTCCGGCGATGACCTCCCTGGAAGAACTGGCCGATTACGTCCAGGGCGCTGGCTTAGACCCGCAATGGACGACCGTTTCCGCCACGAAGTACACTGCCACTCCCGCCAGCACCTCCACGGTGACGTTCTCCGATACGAGCGACATCGCCGTGGGAAAGGCGGTTCGTTACACCTACGGCGGAACCACCTACTACGGGGTGATTACGGCGGTCGCTTCCAATTCCCTGATGACGATTGCCGGGGCCACTCTGAACACGGGGGTAGCCCTGACCAACCTCGAAATCGGGACTCCCGCGCAGGTCGCGACCATGCTCCTGTCAGTGTCCGGAGCCTACGCCGACAACGTGGAGGACATCCTGGCAGGCACGTCGAACAGGTATGTCCGCTGGCGGAAGTCGCGGGCTTACCTCGTGGCGATCTCCGCAACCCACAAGACCGCCGACACCGGGGCCGCGCAGCCGAAGCTGAACGCGAAGATCGCCGGGAATCTGGTTTCGACTCAGGACAGCAACGCGGGGCTTCAGCTTTCGACGGCCGGGACGTGGGTTGACGGCTCGGCAGTGGCCATCTCTACCGCGAATTATGCCGTGGCTTGGAACGATGCTTTGGAGCTGCGGGTCACGGCTGCGGGAACGAACGGCAACGCCGCGAACGTGAGCGTGTCCCTGGTCTTTGTGTTTGCGTAGCAGGAAACAGGAGCTACTTCGATGGCGACACCGAATCTTCCGCAGATGGACCCCGGCGGCCTGATGACGCACAACGTCCCGCCGCTCATGGCGACGACGCCTTACACCCCTCTCTGGTTTACGGCTTCCAACGTCACGAATGTCGATCGGGAGATGATGGGCTGGCTGACGGCGCAGGGCTGGGTAGTGACGAACGTGACGGAGGACGCCAGCACGTCCCCGCCGACGAAGTCCTACGACATGTCGAAGCAGTCGATGAACAACTGGCAGATTCTGCAAGAACTGATGTTCTCGCTGATCGTGGCCCACAACGCCGCCAACACGTTCAACTACCTGCGGTACAAGGACATCATCACCGTCTGGAACCACGCCTTCGCGCAGTCCCAGCAGCATTACACGGAAATGACCGCCAAGTCGGACGCAGACGTGGTGGTCTACATGGCGGCGTTCGAGGACAACGTGGCAGCCATCTCGACGCAAGTCGACCTGGCCCGCAGCGAGTCCCTGGCGGAATCAGACCGGGTGGCAACGCAACTGGCGGTTTACGTCGTCAAGCTCGATGAGATCGAAGCCAACTACCAGAGCCATTCGGGAGTCATTGCAACCCTGCTCACGCGGCAGAGCGATGCACTCACCACCTACCTCTCCGATTACGAATCGAAGTTGGACGAACTCGACGCGGAGTATACAACCCACACCGGGGCACTGGACGACATCCTGGCTGACATGGGGGCCGACCTGGCCAGTCACATTACCAGCCAACTCGCCAACATCGACACGCTCCTGGCGGATTACACGACCCACGGCGCAGCACTCACCGCCCTCACCACCAGCGCCCAGGCGGTTCTGACGGCTCATGGTGCCACCGTCGAATCGCTGCTGACCACGATTCTGTCGGACTACACCGCCCTGAACAGTTCGATCACGGCTTCCCTCACCTCCCTGGATACCGCCTTCGACAACCATTCTTCGAGCTACGAAACGATTCTGGCGCTCCTGACCACTGACTTCACGACCCACGCCGCCACTGCTCGCGCCTTGTTGGTTGACCTGGGGGTCACGGACCTGGCACGAATCAACGAAGTGTTCGACGCCCGGCTGGGCGAAGTCTCTCAGGCGCTGGTGAATCAGGGGTTCTATTCGTCGCCCATCCTGGTCGATAAGCAGGAAGCGGTTCTGAGGGAACGGACCCAGGCCATCGGTGAACTAAACGACCGGCTGATGCGGGAGAAGCTGGCGAACGAGCACACGCTGTTCGGGGAACAGGACAAGATGCGGGCTCGGAGCCTGGACGGGCGAGACCGCCTGTACGGAATCCAGCAGGACGTGCTTCGCTACGAAGCCCAGTCGGCTCACACGCTATTCGGGCAACTGCAAGGCGTGAGGGACCGGACCCTTTCCGCTCAGACCACGCTCTACGGGCTGAAGGACGCCTTCACCCGCTTCCAGGTCGAAGTCGCCAGCAACCTCGAATCACGGTTACAGGCGGTCAGACAGAGGACGATGGACTCGCTCGACCGGATTCAGGCACTGCGGGACGCCCTCAGCCGTGTCGAGCTTCAGAACGAGGGTCAGACCTACACTGAGCTGCTAGCGATTCTCCGTCAACAAATCGAGGCGACAGTTCAAACCCACGCCGCCAAGCAGGACGTTCATCGGAACGAGGCTTCCCAGAGAGACAAGCTCCTGGCCCAACTGAACGCCGCCGTGGCCGAAACGCTCGATGGCCGGCAGAAGTATTCGGCCATGAGCCTTCAGAAAGGCCAGTACCTCCAGGATCTGCGGGTCAAGCTGAACGTGCAGATGATGGAAATTGCCGCCCGCCGGCTTCAGATGAAGCAGAGCACGTCACAGGCGGAACTGGACCTGATGAAGTACCAGGTCGATAGCCGGAACCAGTTCCTCGTGGGCATGTTCCGCGTCATTCAGGACCGCGTGGACGAAGGGCCTGACCTCGTTGAAATCTCCAAGCTCGCGTTTTCTTTGGGGGACGCGGGAACCGGATGGACCGCACCATAATGTTTCGCAAGAGACGAATTCCTGCTCCGTTCTTCGGGATACCGGGGGCACCCTTCAACCCGATGACCGGGGAGCGTGCGCCGCTGGCACCAGAGCCGGTTCGGGGAACCACGCTGGCCCTCTTCCAGGTGATCGAGGAAGACACCCACGACAACTACGTCGTCTGCCGCGGGCACGAAGCGGACTCCGACCCCACCTTCACTTACCTGCACGACCCCTCCACGGTCCCCACCACGACGCCGATCAACGTGGCGAAGCCCTATGTGGTTCGCGGGACGAATCCTTACGTCGTGGGGCAGATTGTGGTGGCTGCCCGGATTAAGGGCAAGTTGGGCTACAACCCTGGGAAGGCCGAGACCACAGTTGGTCATCCAGCGGATTTGGACGAAGTGGTGGAGCTGCTTCTGGACGATGACGACGTGGGGATTGCGTGGCTGGACATTGGCGCATCCGGACCAATCGTGGCTGGCTACCGCAACCCAATCAATCAGACGATTACAGACGGGTCCAACAGCGAAATTGAGTGGACGGACTACAACGCCGCTTCCCATCCTTACTTCACTATGGATGCGTCCAAGAAGAAGCTCTACTTGCCGCCTGGGCTATATCTTTCCTGGCTGACCCTCGGCCCGCAAGTCGCTGGCAACACCAGAATCACGGTCACGGTTATCAGCGATGGTTCCGCCGTGACGCAACAGAACACGACCATTGTGGACATGATTTCCACAAAGCTGGAACAGGTTCATCACATGGGGTTTGAATTCGTGGACAGCGACGGAACGTATCTGGTTGCCAAACTGCAAACCGTCGGAGCAAACGCAACGCTGCAAAGCATCGGGGCCTGGACTGTAATGAGGACTGGGTAGCGGCGACATTAACAAGGAATTCACAAATGGCCATCGTCCTGAAGTACGGAGCACCCGGTCCCATCTTGCAATCTGGATTCGCGGCGGGCGTTGGCAACCGGAAGAAGAAACAGCAGGACGACCTTCTCGACATTTACCAGCAGCAGTCGCAGCAGGCGTTTCAGGCCCAGCAGTCGGCGATTGACCAGCAGAACAGGGTCAAGATGCAGGAGGCGAACTTCGAGTTCCAGGCCGGACAGAACGAGCAGCAGCAAAAGGCTCAATTGCTTGGCCGCGCATGGCAGGCTTTCGGCGCGGACCAGAAGCGAGTGCAAGGCGACATGCTTACCGAGCGTCGGTTTGCTCAGGCTGAATTCATGAAGCTGCCATCTATTCCAGAGCACGCTGACGCCGAAGCTCGAAAGACGTTGACGAAGCACAAGAACGCTCTGGCAGAGTTGATGGGGCCGACTTGGGATTTGACGAAGCCCGAAGTGCAGAAAGCGTGGCAAGAGGAGCGTGACGCCTATCAATCTGGCGTCCAGGATCTTCAGGACTCGTTTTCACCAGCCGACGAGGAGAATAAAAACACCATCTACCGCGACCAGTCCGGCAAAGCCTTCAACGACGCCGGACTTCCCGAAGAAGGCCGCATTCCTTACGACCGCAGGACAGGAAAGCCAATCGAGAACCCCCAGGCGGAAGCCCAAGCGAAGGCTCAAGCAGAGCAGCAGAAGGAACAGCAGAAGCAGCAGGAGAAAATCCAAGCTGACCAGATCAAGCAGCAGGAGAAAATCCAAGCGGCAGAGCAGAAGCGTCAGCAAGACATCAAAGCGAAGGCCGAGAAGCTCTTTGCAGAGACAGACGACCTCAACAAACCCAAGTACAAGTCGTTTGGTGAAGCACTGAAAAAGGCGGACGAAATGCAGAGTGAAGCGGATTCCTTCTTCACTCCCGCCGCCCCGGCCGCAACTTCTCAGCAGACCGAGAAGGATCTCAACACGTTATCTCCTGGACAGCCACTGGGCCAGAATCAGGGTCTCCAAGCCCCGGCCGACAACATCTGGTCCCCGACCGTCGTTCAGGAGCACCTGAAGAAGTACCCGAATCTTTCCCCTGATATTGCCAAGGGAGTGACGCCGGAAGTGGTTCAGAAGGCTTCCGACTGGGGAGCTTCTGACCCCATGAAAGCGGCCGTCGCGTATGCCACTGCGATGCAGGCGACGGCAGGTTCGGCCTATTCACCGGAGACCCGCGAGAAGATCCTCGCCAACAAAGACCAGATCGGACTGCCGACACCCAAGACACCGGCAGACTTTGAAGCCCTTCGCAAGAAACCCGGCACGGCTTTCATCCATCCAGACGGAACGATTCGGACGGTGCCAAATGAGTAACTGGTGGGACAACGCTCCGGTAATCGAGCCGAAGCCAGCAGCCGGCAACTGGTGGGATTCCGCCCCGGAGGTTCCGCTTGACGAGGCCCGGATGCTCAGTCAGGAGGCCCGGAAGAACAGGCTTGAGGCCGAGGTCGATAAGGGGAAGGGTGCCGGCATGAAGCTGGCGGCGGCGATAGCCGGACCCCTTGTACCAGCTTCTGTCGTCAGGGACGTGGGGGCAACGCTGGTTGGCCTGGGAACAAGCGTAGTCGCTCCAGCGGCTCGCCAAGTTGGAATGGATGAAACGGCCGACAAGCTGAATCGTTTTGGCGACGCCTATGAGCAGGTGGCACGGAAACACGACGAGGAAGGAATCGTTCCTCCCATCCTGAAGCGCACGCTCCGCGGAGCCGGAAAGACCATCCCAACGTCCATTGTGGCCGGGCGGTTCCTTGGTCCTTATGGTGCAATCGGAAGCGCCGCCCTTCAGGAGCGAGACCAGGCGATCACCGAAGCCCGCGACATGGGGATGTCCGAGGCGGAAGTCCGGACCTACGCCAATACCCAAGGAGTAATCGAAGGAATTGTCGCGGCAGCTTTCCAAAAGGTCGGCTTTGGCGGTTTTGAATCAGCCGTCGGCCGCCGAGTTGCTTCCAAGGCAGTCCTTCCCGCAGCGAAGCAGGCCCTGAAGGATGCGCTCGCGGAACTCCCCGAGGAGAACATCACAGAAATCGGCCATGCCGTCGCCAGGTCGGTTGCGTCTGGAAAGCCTCTGACCCCGAAGCAGATTTGGGAGACCATGAAGGAGACCAGCGTTCAAACCGCTGTGACGCTGGGGGCAGTGGAAACACCGAACATCATCTCCGGCGGTGTGACGGGAGCAGCCCGAGCCCAGGAACTCGCCCGCCTGAAGGAGATTCGCAACGATCAGAAGCGGTACGTCACCGTCGATGAAGGCAAGGAACTGGGCTTCACCGACGAGCAGTTGAAGAACCGAGAATCGAGAGGCAAGGCGCTCGACGGACTTATTACTCAGGCAGAACAGGAGATTGAAAGTGAAGTACCCACAGAAACACCCCCGGTCGAAGAAGAAGCTGAAGTACAAGCCACAGCGGGCGAAGTCGTTCCGCCGGAAGTACAAGTAGAGCCGGAAGCAGCCCCCCCGGTAGACGATTCCGTGCTGAAGGGGGTGATTATGGCGCAGGATGCAGCCAACCCACCGGATGTCTTAGCCCAAGGGCCAACGGAAATCGTTGTGGGCAAGGAGCCGGAAGCGATTCCCGATAGGACATTGTCCTACCCAAGTGCCGAGGTGGCTGTTCCGGAATCGCCCCCAGTTCCCCAGAAGCGACCCGTCCGGAAGGAAGCGGCTCCCGCACAGCCGAAGAGGAGGGGACTCGTTCCCAAGCCAAAGCAGCAGGCCGAAGAATGGCTCAACGACGCCCTTACCCGGAAGCCCGGAGAACTGAAGGACCCCAAGGCGGTCGCAGAATGGATTACCAAGGGTTTTGGCGATGAAAACTATTCCAAGGCGGTTCCCGAGGGGAAAACCCTTGAGCAGGTCGTTTCGGACTGGATGGGTCCCAAGCCCCCAGAAACGCCCCCAGCGGCCCCCCAGCCCGATTCGTCCCCAGAACCCACCCCAGTCGTTCCGGTGACGCCAGTGGCCCCCCAGGAAGCGGTGGGGCCTGTTAAAAGCAAGGGACGGAAGGACCAATACTTCAAAGCCTACGCGGCGGAAATCGGCAAATACCGCCTTGGCCCCGTGGAGACTGAGACGGGGACGAAGTTCGGAGTCTTCGCAGCCGGTGACGAACGCGGCGGTCCAGTTGCCACCTTCGATGGCAGGGATTCCGCGATTCAGTTCATGGAGACGCAGAAGCAGGCCGACGAACCCGTTCCCCCAGTTCAGCCGAAGGAGCCAGAAGCCAAGGCGGAAGCGATTCAGGACGAGCCTTACAAGCCGCCGCACTCGTCGGAAGAGGTTCGCAAAGCGGCACAGTCAGCAGAAGCCGCCCGCAAGAGGTTTGAGAAGCGAAGCGGCCCGATGGTCCCGCCGCCGATTCGCATTGAGATCAGCCAGAAGATTGCGACACAAGAGGAACGTGTCAAGGAGATGAAGGAGGCCAACCGCAAGTACAACGAAGAATACCGGCTGCGTGCCGAAGCCAAGGCAGTTCCAGAACCGCTTCCCCCAGTCGAAGAGAAGAAGGCCCAGGAAGCAAGTGGCTCGATCACGCTCAAGGATGATGAGTACGACCTGTCGAAGCTGTCGGATGCCGCACTTCGCCACCTATCCCGAAAGAACGAAGGCACGCAGTCGTACTCCGATGGCGGTGACAACCTGAAGGTCGCGGTCACGAAGGAACTCGGCAACCGGAAGCTGGCCGATTACACCAAGGGGCCGGAAGGCGTCGGCGAAGGGGAGTACAAGGCATGGTCGAAGGCCAGGGAAGACCGGGAAACAGCAGAGCAAGCTATTCCAACGGAAGAAGTCGCGCTCAGCAAGTTGGAGAAATCGCTGTTCCAGACAGCGGCCCGCAACCTGAAAATCCCTTTCGGTGGTCGCGGCAAGCACGGTTACTCCGCAGCCAAGCAGTACGCCGGTGCCATCAAGAACGCCGAAGACATAGTGAAGGCCAGCCCCGAGATGGCTGCCCAGGCGAAGAAGATCGAGCAGGCCAAGCAGGCCGCCCTGGACCGCAAGGAAGCCGCGAAGAAAGCCGAGGACGAATACTATCGAGTCGCCGGAGCAGGATTCCCGCCAGTCCCCGCCGGCGTGAGGTATTCCCTGGAACGCGAGGGCCGCGCTTATACCACTATCACGGTCCACGAATTCGACCCGGCGAGAGGCAAGTACCGCATTGAATCCCACGGCAACGAGTCGTGGGTCGCCCCGCAGCCGCTTCTGGACAACTACGTGTCCAAGGAAGAACAGGATGCGGTGCTTCAGGCCGAGAGGTCGTTCAAGGAATCGAAGGACGCCAAGCAACGCAAGTCCAACGCTGCCGCCGAGAAGAAGCGTGACGAAGAGGAGAAGGTTCGCCTGAAGGAAGCCCGCTCAAATGCCAGGAAACGACCAGACGAGAAGCACACCGAGGTAGCCAAAACGAAGGTCAAGGCCGATAAAGTTCTGGACTCGTTCGACTTGGGGAAACACAAAAGCGCGGAATTATTCGGGCTCAAGACGCACGGGCTGGCGATGGTGAAGGAGATGGCCAAGCAGGTCCCCGAATTCGCCTACGAACCCATCTTCACCGTCAATTCCAAGAAGCAACTCGTCTTCCGAGACGGAGTGACATACACCCTGAACCCGGAATCGTTCAACCTCCACCCCAGCGAATTAACTGAAGGGCAGACCGTCGGAATCAACCTGGAAGACATCGGGCTTCAGCAGATCAGCGCTTCCGAAGCAGTGGGCCGCACGCTGAAGAACGTCGGATTCTCCAATGTCAAAGTGACCGAGAACGGAGTGAGCGCCACCTGGGGCGGAAGCGCCCATTACCTAAAAAAAGAGGCTGGTAAACGTGTTTCCCTTGTAGGGAAGGGCGATAAGTGGCGTGTCGAGCAATCGACACTTCTTCCCGGTGCGGCGAGGATGGCCGAGGAGCAACTCGCCAAGATTCACTTCCTGGAAGGCGGGAAGCCATTCCAGGCCAAGACCCCAACCCAGCAGGCCGCCGACAAAGCCACCCAGGAAGAAGGCGAAGGCGTTGCCAGCTTGCAGGCCGGCATAACGCGGCAGACCCGTTCCTCCAAGCCCAAGACCGAGGGCGAAGCACCCATCGCCGCGGCCGACATTCAGAAGACGGCCGAGCGGCTGTTCAACGTGCCCATCCGGCAGGAGGGATTCAGCGACCGCGCAGCCGGGATCTACAAATGGCTCTCGGGGAAATCCCGTCCCCCAAGCCCGGCAGTGATTCGCACCGGCGAGGACTATTTCGCCAGCCTGGGAGTCATAGCTCACGAAGTCGCCCACCATATCGACGAGACCACCAAGGCCGTCCGGGGAATGCCGAAGGAGGTCAAGACCGAGATCAAGCGGCTGGATTACGAACCTCAGAAGGGGCGGGTCTTCGAGGGATGGGCGGAATTCCTTCGCCGGTACATGACCGAGCCGCCGATCGACGTGAATGGGAAGCAGGTTCCGAATCCCGCTATCGACGCCCCGCAGACTTACGCCTGGTTCGAGGGAACGTGGCTGCCGGCACATCCCGAAGTGGCGAAGTCCATCGCCGAGTTCCGGGGGTATGCCCAGCAGTTCTCCAATCAGAGCGCGTTCGCCCGGCTCGCTTCCCTGATCTCCGACAAGCAGCCAAAGGACCTGAGCTTCAAGGAGGAATGGCTGGCGAAGAGTCGGCGGTTCGTGAACCGGCTCAAGACCGATTTCGTGGACAAGTTCCACACGCTCGAATGGATCCAGGAGGCAGCCAAGAAGAAAGGCCACAAGGGAATCGGCATCTACGACCTGACGATGGCCCATTTCATGTCGGCCTCGTCCCACGCCACGATCGCCTTCGAGGAAGGGGTCAAGTCGCTTCAGACCGGGAAGCCCATCGGCACGACCTCCCTGTGGGGATTGCGGGACCATCTGGAATCCGACGGAGAGTACGAAGACGCGGTTCTGTACGCGGCAGCCAGGCATACCCTGTTCATGGAAGAGAAGAAGCCTGGTTACAACACCGCCTTCGATGTCGAGGACGCCGAGAACTGGATCAGCGAAGTCGAGGCGAGCGGGAAGTCGGATAGGTTCGAGGCGTTCGCCCAGGGTCTCGCCCAGTTCAACAACGACCTGCTGAAGATGCTGGTGGAAGCGGGCGCCCTGCCCCAGGACCAGGCAGACAACATGCTCCGGTACTACGGCGGGAAGAACTATTTCCCCCTGCATCGAGTGCGGGAGGGAGACAAAGGCCGGTTCGCGGGAAGCGGGGTGGGCTTCGTCAACCTCGGGAAGGCGGTCAAGGGACGGTCGAGGAAGGGTTCTGGCCGGCAGATCATCGACCCGATCGACGCCACGGTTGCCCAGGCGATGCGGTTCTACGGCCGGGCGATTCAGGCCCGCCAGCAGCACGTTCTCGCCGAGACGCTGGACCCGAAGCTGGGCGGCGTCGGAGGCATGGGCGGTCTGATGGACCGGGTGGACCCGAAGCGGAAGGTGACGCAGGGGAACATCGAGGAGATTCTGGATACCCTGGTCGACGAGGGTGTCGTCGAGGCGGATGACTCCCGAGCGATGAAGATTGCGGCCCAGCTTCTCAATTCCCCGGAAACGGTCAGCGAGAAGTCGCTGAAGTGGTTCGCCGAGAGGCATGGGATTGAAGAAGAGGACGGGGAGGTCGACGTCGACGCCCTCATGGAAGCCGCCCAGGAGGAGCCCAACGCACTGGCGGTCATTTCCCTCTGGCGGCCGGATTACACCCCCAACGCTTCCAAGCGAACGGTTCTGATCTACGACAAGCAGGGGAACCCCCTGATGTACGAGCTGGACCAAGACCTGTACGCGACGACTACCGGGATGGATGAAGTCCAGTTCGGCCCGTTCATGTCCGTCTTCCGGGAAGCGGCCCGCTGGTTCAAGACCGGTGCCGTGGGTGCTTCCACGGGCTTCGGCACGGCCAACCTGCTGCGGGACTACTGGGAATTCCAGGGGAAGGCCCGGCACGCTAAGGGACTCTCCACGCTCGGGAAGCCTCCTGAGATGCTCGGCCGGTACATCGCCGAGAAGGCCCGCAAGCTGACAGGGCACAAAGCCAACGACCCGCTCATCCGCCTGTACGAGGAATCGGGCGGCAAGGTCTATTCAGTCGTCGGTCACGACGCCGAAAGCAGGACTCGCTATCGCCGCCGGCGGATTGGCAAGTCGGTACTGAGCAAGCTGGGAATCACTCTGTCCCGACCCGGCGATTCCGCCGAGAGCGTATTGCAGGGGATGATGGACCTGATCGCCGTTTCTGACGCCCCGCCCCGGCTGGCTGATGCAGAGGCTGCAATCAGGGAAGAGGGGTTCGAGATCCGGGATGGGAACTGGTACAACGTCGAGATTGGCCAGGAGGTCGACCGTCTTCCGGAGCACGTCCGGATCAAGGCCGCAGTAGCGATGGCGGAAGCCACGGTCAACTTCAAGCGAATCGGGGCCAAGGGGCAGTACGTCGAGGCGTTCCTGCCGTTCTTCAACGCTGCAATTCAGGCTTCTCACCGCCAGTGGGGGCAGATTAAGGGGCTGAAGTCGCTCGGGAAGAAGGACGTCGAGGGGACACGCGCCGCCCGGTACGTCGTGTACCTCAGCGCTCTGGCCTCCACGAGCATCTTGTACTGGCTGCTTCGGCATGATGACGACGACTGGCGCGAGCAAGAGGCTCATCTGCGGGACGGCTACTGGACCTGGGGCCGGAACGGGAAGACCTACCTGAGAATCCCCAAGCCGCGGGATTCGGCGGTTATCTCGAACCTCACCGAGAACATGCTCGACGCCTGGTATCACGACGACGCCAGGGACACGTCCGACGTGGTTCTGAGGGACTTCGGCGGACGAATCCCCACGGGTGGCGGCCTGGGGCGTGGCTTGGTGGAGACCTTTGTGGCGGATTACGATTACTTCCGCGGGCGAGACCTGACGCCGGATTACCTGAAGGACCTTCCCAAAGAGCAGCAGACCACCCCCTACACGTCGCGGGCATCGAATTCGATTGGCCAAGTCTCTGGCCCCTATCTCGGAATCAGCCCGATTCAGACCGATCACCTGCTTTCCAGCGCATCGGGCGGGTTCTATCACCGCATGACAGACCTGTATGACTCGGCTCGAGACGGCCGGCTGGGCCCGGAACACATTCCCTTCCTGCGGGGACTTGTCCTCGACCGGCATCAGGCGCGTTCCGTCAGCGACTTCTACACGGAGTTGGAGAATCTGAAGATCCAGGGACACCGGGAGAAGGCTGCCGGGAAGGTTTCGGACGAGACCACCGGGAAGCAGGCCGTGCTGGACGGCTACGCCGAGATGATGACGGAGATTCGCAATCTGGAACGGGAGGGAGGGACTGGCCGGCGGGATTACCAGTACCAGCCGTACGTCGTGGGCCTCGCCCGCTCCGCCCTGGGTTACGACGAATTGAAGGGGAACCCGAACCCGCTGGTCGCCAAGGACGCCCCCGAGGAGGTCCAGAAGATCGTCAGCGACTATTTGCAGCGGACGGTGTATGCGGCCACGGAACCCCTGAAGGACGAGTCCAAGTACAAGGATGCGGAGTCCTACGAGCGGGAACGGCGGTCCCTTGTTCGAGCTCAGGCCCAGTTCCAGAAGCTGAAGGCCGATGGGGCCATCGAAGACGCTCAGTCCCTGCTTCAGGAATACTACCTGAAGCCTGATTCCACCGGGAAACGCGGTTCGATCAGGGAGAAGGACACTGGGGAACTGAAGGATTCCTACCGGAAGAAGCTGCGAGCTCTGGCCGGTCTCGGGTTAGAGTAACTCCCTTTCAAATCCATTCCACCGCTTCAACTGGAATCGCTGCCGCCTTAGCCGTGGCTTGCTTCGCCAGCTTTTTTTCATTCACAATCGGCGGCCACTTCCGCCCGCAGGCCGGACAAAGCAAAGAGCCATCGGGCTGCTTCACCACAGTTCCGGTGCATTTCGATTGTTCTTCCGTCCAAGGCTCACTCATCCCTGCCCCCTTTCCGTGGGCGGAATCGCCTTGACCCAGCGACCGGGATTACACGTTTCCAGCCCATTCACAATATGCCTCATGTCCCACTCGCCATCGACCCACTCCCACCACCAGCCCTCGCTAGTCGGCAGCGGCAGTTCGGCGTGTGAATTCCCAAACGCCGCTGCCCACTTTTCGCACTCGGCAATGAATTCTTCGGTATTCATGCTACAGCTCCAAGACGATTGGCTCTTTGCTGATTTCTCTCGCCCGCTGAATGAGTTGCTTCGCCCAACTGACGGCATCGGCGGGCGTCATGGCGAGCCAAGTTACTGGCTTCCCAAAGTCCATGACGATTTTCCCATGTAGGCGGTCTGTCGTGATCGCACACGCCAAGTCGCCATCGTCAGTGGCATTGATGCGACCTTCGGAGAATGCCCGCTTGGCACGCCCCTGAGTTTGTTCAATGAACAGCTTCATCAATTGCGATTCTTCATTCGACCCGTGGTGAGCAAATCCCATTTCAATTCTCCTTTGGTTAGGTGACGTTGCAAACGCAGTCCGCTCGTGGCATATCGCAGCCGCAGCAGTTTGGACTGCGCGGTGGGTCAGAGAACTTCGGCACCGGCCCCAAGTCAAAATACTCAGTCCCCATTTCGAGCGTACCGCCGGTTCCGCTAATGCCCACGGTGATGCTTTTGCCAACGCGGTAAACGATGATCCGCTGAGACGAAAACGGGATGCCACTGAAAATCAATGGAGTGTTCATTCCGGCAACTCCACATGAAACGTCGTGTTGCAGTGAGGGCAACGGTACAAGTCGCGGTACTCTCCGCTGCTGACAAGCTCGGCGTCGGGATGGGCAACGTTGCCGGGAAGCTCTGGATTCCAAGGGGAGTCCTTCGTGCAGAGAATGCGGCCCGTTATTTCAACTCGGCATTTACCAACCAGCGGGCGATTCTCTTGAACCGCAGGAACATTAGATACGTTCGTAGTTCCTTTGTCTCCGCTGCCGATGTCCGCATAGTCTTGCACCATTCCTTGAACCCACGTCTTGGCGGCGCCTGCATGGCTCATCTCATTTGTTAGTTTTTGAAAGTGCGGGTCAGGCTGAAGTGCTTCCACGACTCCGAGCCAAGCGGCCTCGCAGGTCTTAAGGCGAGTGATGTCACTGTTGGCGAGTTCCAGAGCAATGACTTTCTCTCGGATAGAATCGAGTTCTTCCTCTCGCTCTTTGAGTTTTGTTTCCAGCGTGTCAATCATTTCTGGCAGGCCACTCATTTCAACACCTCCAAGATTCTCTCGGCCAACATTCTCGCTTCCAGGGTCGGCATTACGTCAATCGGGTCGTCACCGTCCAAAAGCTCTTCGATTCGTTCCTCTGCGGAGTCTTCCGCCCCCGCCTTATCGAAGCGCATGACAGGCACCTCCCCCGGCTTGGCGTGTATCTCTATCTCCCGCCCCGCTGGCAGGTTCACAGGCACGCCGATCTTGGCGGTGATTTCTCTCAGCCGTTCAATGACTCGCTTCGCGTCCCCGTCCATGTGGTGAGTCCTTTCATTCCTTTGGTTCAAACGCCTTAGCCCACTCTTCCAAGTCCTCGCGGTTCACCATGACGAGCTTCTGGCCAGCGTAGCTTTCCAGGTAGCGGGAGGGTGGAACTTTGACGGGCAGTTCCCCCGGCTCGGCGAAGTGCTTGCGGAGGATGGCTTTCAGGTCCGCTTCCGCATCGCCAGAGTCATCGTAAAGCCAGCAGAGAATTTCCTTCGCGGCTTCGTCAATTTTGCTCATGGCTGCCTTTCGGGGGTTTAGGTTGTGTCTCGTTTTCTCGTGCAGCGGTCGCAGTAATGCCGTCCATCGTCGCCAACAGAACCGCTGCTCCACGGCCCCGGCATAGAGCCTTCGACTCCATCCTCGTAACCTTGCCCGCCGCGAATGGCGTCTTCGGCAACCGCAAAGACAGACCATCCGGCAGGTGGCTCGTAGGCCGGTTCCAGCGACACGATAAATTCAGTCCCGCAATCGTCGCAGGCGAACATGGCCTTAACGTGGCAAATCATCCTCTTCACCCCTCCCCGCCCTGAGCGGGCGTTAGAATTGATTAGACGCACCATCCGCCAAATGATTTCTGGTGATGGATTCGCACGCCAAGCAGGGTCGCTTCCCATTCGTGCCTGCTTCGCTTAAAGCTGAACAAGGACGGACGCAAGGCCAGAGAAAGTTTCGCTGTGTACCCACCTCCTGGTTGTCCCGGCAAGCTTCCACGAGGTCCGCCACGGTACACAAATCTGCAAACGCGAAGCATCTTCTCTCTGGGGGACCAAGTGCCAACCCACTTGAGAAACCAGCGATAATGGCCTTCATTGCTACCGAGAATGATTCCCTGTCTTTTCATGGCAAGTCCTTGAACCTTTCGGGGTGAGAAAATTGTTCCATTTGGGACAAGAGGCTATCACGTTCCGCCTTGAGTCCGCGACGTTTACGAGCGTTCTTCCGTCCATGATTGTCCGCTTCCTCCTTGAGAATGAACGCGATGTACTCAAGGTAGAGGGCGATTTTTCTAAGTCGCTTCTCGCTCATCGCTCTGCTTCCTCCATTCCATTTTTCACTGACGGGCTGAGGATGCTACGCAGTTTTCCGTCGCACAACAATTTGCAGTCGCCCATATCTTCCGCCCACGCCTCCACCTTCGCCATCTTGGCCTTGAGGGCATCAATAAGTTCCGTAGCCCGCTGATTTTCCATGAGGAACGTGTGCCGTTCGGCCTCTAACTCCTTCATCGCCTCATCCCGCTCCCTGGTCAGCCGCTCAATCGTCTGAACGTCGGGGGTCATGGTTGGCTCCTTTGAAACATAAAATTAGCTCCGTCCCAGTCATAGCGACACGGAAACCTTTTGCAACGCTCGCGGCCCCAAGCAACGTAGCCGTCACCAAGCCACTTCGGACCAACGAAAACCGTCGCTGGCATCTCGTTGCCAATTTGTTTGACCTTGCCGCCGTCTTGCGGGCCATTTACGAGTTGATAAGTCATGCCCACGGTCCTTGCATTTCTAAGTAATTGAGAAGCAACACCAGACCAACGGCAGCACCGATGACTGCCCCTAAAACAAAGACCGTGAACATCTACGTCTCCTTGGATTCCGCTCTTGTGGCAGCAAGAACCATCCCGCTGCCGAGATAAATTCCCAGCTTCTCGGCACCCTGGTAGGAGATCAAATCAACCACCGCATCGCCTTCGGGAGTCACGGTGATGACTTCGCTCCAATTGCCAAGGTGGAACACCAGAAGCGACATTGGCTTCGGCTCGCACCTCTGGCCCCAACTGTCAACGTGTTCAACCCATTCCATTTTGCTGCTCATAAATCACTCCTGAGTAAAAAACCTTCCAATTAAAAAACAAATCACTTCCACAACTGACAAGCCGATTGCCAGCCAAATCTTTTGCATTGCTACCGAGCGGCCTTCGGTCCAAGTAGCCCGTTGATAAACACCAGCACCGATGAGCCAGCCGATGAAAAGATGAGCGACCGCTTGGAACGCTTCGGACTTGTGGCCCGCGATGCGGATGGCAGCTAGGGCTATGGCGATTAGATAAATCATGGCGTCTCCCGGTTAATGATGGCGAGGATGTCTCGGTATCGCGGGTCGTTTTCAGCCATGCCGAAGCCGTCGCCGACATGGCAGCCGCACATCGGGCAGGCTTCATCGTCATGCTCATTCTCTGATTCGTCGTGGCCACATTGATTTCCAAGGTAGCCGCAGTCGAAGCACGACCAGAGATCTTCGAGCAGGCTGCGTAGTTTTTCGAGTTCGCTCATGGGCGGGCTCCGGGGGTTAGGGATTCTTACCGTTCTTTAACTTAGCGGCCCAGTCGGCCATCTTCTCGACTCGCGCCTGAAGCTCTCCGATCTTGGCCCGGTCGAGCTCGCCGGCCGCTTCCAGCGCCTGAACCCGTCCGTGAAGCTCCTTGACCGCCTTTCCGAGGTCTTCGTTGTCGGCCAGGGCCAGATGAATTCCGTGGGTTGCTCCGCGGACGTCCTTGTGCAGCTCCGTGTACTGCTGGTTCCACCAGGCCAGGGTGAATTGGTCCGGCTTCTCGGCTTGGCGCTTCTGGAAGTCTTCGCTGATGGTCATGGCTTGCAGAACTCCAGGTTCCGAACCCATTCAGGCTCGGGCCGTTTAGCGTAGGCGGACACCGGAAACCAGACTGTGCCACACTCAAAGCACATTCCGGGGTTATTCTTGAACCAGCACGTACTTCCCTCCTTGCCGCACCACTTGCACACCGTTGGAAGCGGGTGCTGGCCCTTCTCAGAGCACGGGTCACTGTAGGGCATGGATCAACTCCAGCGTGAAACGCAAAGAAACCTAAACCCCGCGAGTTATTTGGTAAGCTGCCGCACTCGTTGGCTCATCACCAACCCAACCGGGCGAACCCGGTTCCTCCAGCTTCAATCATGCACCTTGCCTACGGCTTTCCCGCTTGCTGTAGGTGACTGATTTGTTCGCTCCCCGCTTAGAGCCGCAGCCGTCGGTGGGGGAGCCAAGTACCTTTGCCCAACTGGGGGTTATGAAAAGCGGCTGGCATGACGCGCAACCCTCGGAATAGAGGGTCCACGTTTCAGAGGCCAGCCCTACTCTTTCGCCGCCCGCAGCTTCTTCACCTTGATCTCGTCCTCGTCAACGTGGGTCAGAATCACCATGAACCCATCGAACTTGTACGTTTCGAGGCTATGGTCCTTCATCACGCTGATCAGCTTCTGTTTCAGCTTGACCTCCTGCTCACCGGCCTCAATCCGTTGGTCGCGGAAGTCCGCATAGGCAGAGGCGGCCCGTTCAATCGCTGGAATCCGCTCCTCGGCGGTTCCCTCGATGTACGTCTGTGATTCCTTCGGGACTTTGATCTTCTTCTTCGCCATAACATGCTCCTATGAAAAGGGTTAAAACTCGGCATCATCATTGAGAACTCTGTCGTCGTCGCACCACAGCACACGTTTCGACCGCGATTCATCGACGAACGACCGCCACTGCATCCATCCCTGCCGCGTGAAGAATCCCCACTCGCGGAATCGCGGGCCGCACAAAACCAGTGACCACGATGGACCGGCGAGCAGTCGCGTTATGCGATGCTCGAAATCAAGTCCGCAGTAGTAGATTCTCCAGGGAGCCCACGGACGCCACGGCTTGCGAAGTGCCGTCCGGTTGTATCCGTGGGCGCTTCCAGGCGGGTTTCTCTTGGAATTCCTGAACTCTTCTTCGTACCCGCCCCAGAGAATAATCCTCAGGAACCACCACGGATGGTCATGCTTGCAGCGGTCGTCGTCGTGGCGAACGATCTGATGCAACTTCAGACTGAGGCCAAACGGCAGCCAGAGCGACCAGCGAATCAGGTACGGCGCTGTGCCAGCGATGTCGGTGATAATTCTTTTTGTGAGCATTGCTTCCTCTAAAACGCTGAATGTTGCCTCTCCTGGGGCTCTTCCAGGTAATTTCCGCCATGATTCCCCTTCTCAATCGTGAACGGGAACAGATCCATCACCTTCCGCCCCCCGTCGTAAGTTCCCATCTTGGGCATCTGGTATCGCTTCCCTGCCACCTGAACTGAGTTTGGGATTCGGTAGCCGGGCGTCCCCTGCCGCTTGCAGAGACCGTTGAAGATCCCACAGCACTGCCGCCAGGTTCGACCGGACTTCCCCGCGATATAGAGGGCACGCACCATCAGAACCTCGGCAGAACAGACCTTGATCGTGGCCTTCTCATTGGCTTTAACCTCGGCGAGCTCGGTTCCATCGAATTCCAGCCCCTGCCCGCGTCGTTCCTTCTCGGACGGTTCATAGCCGCACTGGCGGCACTTCCCACCACGGTAGATCGCCTGGCACTGGGGGCATTCAATCGAAGGGCGGGTCTTGTGATCGCCGGGATTCTTCTCGGAACGATCCAGGGACCACGGCGGGTCATCCTCGAAGAAGCCGTGCCGGAGGATGTTCCCCCCATGATCGAGAACCAAGCAGTCGGTCTTCTCGGGGTGAATCCGGCTGCCGCGGCCGATCATCTGGCGGTATCTGACCACGCTTCCAACGGCGACGCACAACTGGATGCAGCCGATTCGCGGAATATCTGTTCCCCGCTCGATCACCTGGACGTTGCAAATGTAATCGAGCTTCCCGTGGTTCAGATCCCAGAACATCGCCCGGCGCACTGGGTCGTCGGTGTCACCGTCCACGTAGGCCACCTTGAG